TAGATAACAGTTCTGAATATAATGGAATTATGCCAGATGATACTCCTTATAGTAATGATTTTGGTTTTTACGATTAAATTAAAACTTATATTGATATGAAAAAAGAAGAACTTAATAAAATTGCTGCTGCGATTGCTTGTGAATTGATTGGTTGTGACGGTGATTGCGATAATTGTAATAAAGCTGATGTTGAAAAAGAACGTCAAAGGCTTATTAATGAAATTAATGATAAATCTGAAAAGGTTCTTATAACTGCTAAAAATTTTAAAGCGCCAACTGTTGCTAAACAAAAAGAACTTATCTTTGAAAAAGAAAAATATTTTGATGTTCTTAAACGAGTTCTTAGTATTCACGAAACTATTCGGTTTGCAAAAGATATTAATATTGATGCTCTTGATAATTTGATTCAGGCTTTCTATATCAATTATAAACTTATTAAGAATTGGAATACTAATATCAATGTTATAATTGAAGAAGATTTGAAAACTCTTGATGGTATTTATCGTGAACGTCTTGATAGTCTTCGAGAAAAAACTAATACAAATGTTGACCTTTCCGGTATTTCTAAAGAAGATTTGGAAAAAGAACTTGCTCGTAGAGCTAATAAATAACAATCTGTTTATCATAAAATTTCTACATGGATTTGTCACGTTATTGTTCGTGAGAATAGTAATGTTCTGAATTTAATTATTTCTCTTAATACTACGGTTCGTGAGAATAGTAGTATTTTTAATAATAATCATCATTCTATGAATAACGATATGTCGTACATTGGACATGCCATTGATAGTCATGCTTTAACTATTGGTATAGAAAATGTATTGTGTTTTCCATGTGTTTAAAATTAACAACTGAATAGCACAGTTCGTGAGAATAGTGCTATTATTCTTTCTCTAACTGATGATGGCGAATTGAAGCCGAAACAATGAAGCTTTTCATCCTCTACGGGGGGTGATTGCAGCTAAATAGGTTCTTGTTAATCGTTATTTAGTTCATTGTCTTAGAGTTTAAAAGGTTAGTTATAACAATACTACTTGTGTTGAATGTAACCTTGTTTACAAATCTGTTTTGTCATGCAGCCAGTGCCGTTCGAGAGAATAGTGCTGGCTTTTTTGTTATTGCTAATTATTATTTACTTAATATATTTATTTATGGAACAAACTATTTTAAATCCCAAATTATTATTGTCGGCGATATTGGCGTTATCGTTGACAACAATTTCTTTGTCTGTGTTTATATTACATCTGTATCGAAGAATCAATACGCTTTGTGATTATTATAATTGTATGTATGGTTATATTAATATGATTAATAAAGCTCAAGAAGAAAACCATAAGGTTATGCTTAAAACTGTTGCTGTTTCTAAAGAGGTTAATGATTTTAACGCTAAACTTATTAAAGAAAATAAAGCTCTTTATGAATCTCTTAAAGAAAAATCTAAATAACTATGGATAATATTGAAGAAATCATTGATGCTGATGTAAGAGATAAAGCTGTCGAAGATATGGCTGCTTATAAAGTCGGCGATGTTGTTTGGGTAATACCCGAAAAACGTTTTGGAATTATCGAAGACCGTAGTCTTGCTAAAGATGCTGATAAAGTTCTTTATAGTGTTCGTACTGCTCCACAGTTAGTGATAAGCTGCATTTCGGAGAAGTACTTAAGCAGACCGCCACATCTTCGTAGATAGGCTTCTTTTGCTCGTCATACGATTTTCTATATCGAAATGATTAATCTATCGTTCTCGAATAAAAATCGCATGGCGAGGCTTAAAATACGTTATTTTCTTATTATATAATACGAAGTTATGTTTAGTTTTAGTTATGATTATAAGAAATACATTAAGATTAATATTATGCTTAATGCTCTTATGGAACGTAATGTTGACGATATAGAAGTAGTTGTTGATTTCTTTCGTTCTCATTTTGGTATTTGGTGTACTGCTAATAAAGAAGATGATTGTTATATTCTTAATATTAATGTTTCGGGCAATAAAGAAATTAAAAATATAACAATTACTGAAGTTTATTATGTTACCAAAACAGATGCTTTAACAGAAGGAGTTAAACTAATTCTTACTTATATTTATTATATTTGTGCTTTTAAACCTGCCGATGCTTATAAGATAGTTAATAATATATCTTTTTATGTTAAAGTTATAGAATCTATCAAAAAAGTAGATGATGATATTAATGCCAGTATAAAAGATAAATTTGATAATTATCATCTTACTAAAATTGATTGTGATTTTCCTGCTCTTGTTGAATCTTTAAATTTATAATATTATGATGAAGATATATTCCTCTACCAGTGATTCGAGTATTGTTATTATTGTTCTTGGTAAAACAGAAGAAAGTTGTAAAAAAGTTGCTGCTCGTTATTTTGCCAACAATAATATTAAAGGTGCTCCTGTTGCTATTGACCTCGTTAAATCTACTTATTTTATTGAAGAAGACGCTACTGTTATTTCTTTTAATGGTCGTGGATTATGAGATGGGAAATAAAATTCTGGATTAAAGCTGCAATTACAATTATTGTTATTATTGCAGCTATTATTCATCTTGCTGTTACTATTGCTGATATAATTGTTGATAAGATGAGTTGATGTTGTTCATCCTCTACGGGGGAGGTTAATCGTATTATTATGAATACTATTGCCGATATTATTGTTATTCTTGTTTGTCTTAATATTTGTCTTGTAAACGAATATGTATTTGACAATAAGTATGACGCTCAAAGCATTTGGATTATTATTGCCGTAATTGCGGCTTATTTATTATTTATATATGTTTAATTTAACCAATGTAAAGTTATGGGAAAATACGACGAAGTTGGAGTTATTAACGTTCTTAAAAGAATGTCTGGTATCAGCATTGATACTAATGTTAAAGTTATTACTATTGCTAATGGTATTCCTTTTGGTAATGGTACTAATGGCAAGCTGGATTTTCTTTGCAATCATTGTGGGTATAAGAAAATTTATAAAGCTAATGTTGCCCCCCGTAAAGGAGAAAAGAAAGACGATGCTGATGATTCTACTGATGTAAATATCAAGCATAAACCTAAAGACATTCTTGCTGCTAAAGTAAACAAGATTATGGCTCGTAAACGTTAAAGTCATGGTTAAGTTTAATTTCTCTTTATCTGCGCTTCAACCTAAGAAGCGTGCTCCTGTTAAGAAAAATGATGTAATAGCAAGAGATGTAACAGGTAAAGTTATTACTGTTGATGGAGTTCTTAAATGTTATATCAATAATCCTTATCTTGGACTTAATAGTTCTTATTTCTTTGACCCTGATAGCCATAAAACAGTTAAACGTAAAACTGTTTATTTTCGTGGTAAAGATAAATATGGACATCGTATTAAGATTATTCGAGATAAAGAAAGTAGAATTGGTATGAATAAGAAATTCTATTCTGCTATTGCTGATGGTCTTATTGTACGAGGTAATTTGATTAAGGATAATTTTGGTATTGTTCGTTTTCATGTTATTGTTCGTTACAATCCTTCTGATGTAAGAGAAATATCTGATGCTTATAAAGAATATGAAGAATATATTAATAAAGAAAAAGAAATAAATATAGATAATGGAGTTTGTTCCGAGTAAAAGAAATCAAGAAACTGTTACTCTTAATAAAGGGCAACAAAAGGCTGTTGATAATCTTATAGACTTTATTGCTTCTCCGTTTTCTACAAGTAATAACGTACAAGCTTTATGCGGAGCTGGTGGCGTTGGTAAGACTTTTGTTATGAAATATGTTATTGAACATTGTCGTTATACAAGGTCTATGATTGTCTGCGCTGCACCTACACATAAAGCTTGTCGTGTTCTTGCCAATGCCACTAAAATGAAAGTTGATACTATTCAAAAATTATTTGGTTTTCGTCTTGATGTTGATATTGAAGATTTTGACCCAAATAATCCAGCTTTCAGACCCATTGGTGCTGTTAAATTTAATGGTGAGACTGCACGAGTTCTTATAATTGATGAAAGTTCGATGCTTAATCGTGCTCTTGTTAATTATATACTTGCTTATTGTAGAAAACAAGAAATTAAGGTTATTTTTATTGGTGACGATAGTCAGCTTGCTCCTGTTAAAGAAACTGTTTCTTATGCTTTTAAAGTAGCGAATAAAATTAATCGCCTTACTGAGATTGTTAGACAAGAAGATAGTAATCCTATTCGAGAACTTCTTAGTATTCTTCGTACAGATATTAAGAATAGAAGTTATAATTTTCTTTCTTATATTTGTAATCATCGTAAGAATGTTGTTGACGGCAAAGGTTATATAGTTGTTGGTAATGATGAATTTAAACAACTTATCAATCGCGGTTTCGTTGATAAAGATTTTGAAAAGGATGTAGATTTATATCGTCTTGTTGCTTATACAAACAAAGCTGTTACTGGTTGGAATAATCATATTAGAAATGTTACGATTAAAAATGCTGATATGTCTATTCTTAATAATAATGATTTGATTATGAGTTATACTACAATAGTTGACGAATTTAATGATATTATTATTAATAATAGCGAAGATTATATTATTCGTGATATTCTTAATTTTATTGACCAAGATTATAACTTTAAAGGTTTTATGGTTAAGTTTCAAGCCATTCATGGTGGTGGAATTACTAAACCTTTGCTTGTTATTGACCACAGAGATGCTTATACTTTTAATACTTATTGTCAAGAACTAAGTTATCTTATTGATGCTGCTAAAGCTGCTCAATCTTATGATAGAAATTCTAAATGGAAAAAGTATTTTGAATTTAAGCGTAAATATCTTCTTCTTTGTGATGTTCGAGATACTCTTGGACGTATTATGTTTACTCGTGATATTGATTACGGTTTTGCTCTGACAAGCCATAAAGCACAAGGTAGTACATACAAAAATGTATTCGTTGATATAAACGATATGGTATTTGATAAGAATGGACATCCTTATACAAATGCTGATGATTTGCTTCGACGTCTTTATGTTGCTTGTTCTCGTGCTTCTGATTTCTTAGTTTTAAATTATGGCTAAAAAAGAAATTTCGTTAGATAAGGTTTCTGATTTTGGTAAATACATTGGCAAGTCTTGTATTGCTCATAATAAAGATAAAGGTATTATTGTTGGATATACAGTTATTTTTAATCTTTTTATTGTTGGTCTATTAGAAGAAACCGAATATTCTTGGAATATGAATCAAGATGAATATTTGAATTACGATATTATTGAAAGTGATGATAAAGTTCTTGTTCATTCTCCAATGTTTAAAAGTTATTGTTATGATGCTCATGTTATAATAGAAGAATGATTTTCTATATGACTGTTGATACATGTGCCTATTGTGTTTCTTGTCCTAATCGGTTATTTAATACTGGTCGTAATATTGAAGTAGGAATTGGTTGTATTACTTCTGATACTGTTCTTGTTATTCCTCGTGCTTATGGCAAGGAAAATAGAGATAAGTTTATTAGTATATTAAAAGCCATGTGGCTTGATGTGACTAATTACGAACTACTTGAACAATGTTATGTTACTTATGATATTAAGTGTCCTAAATATCCATCTTATAATGTTGCTAAAGATGCTAATATTCATTGTAATCGAATTATGTGTCAAGAACTTGCTCCTATTAAATATAAGTTTATGATAATCTTTGGACGTGCTTGGAATGCTGTTCTTCCGGGAAATAATAGTTTTAAAAGCTTTTATTCCAATGGTTATCATATTCTTTATATTCCTCTCAATTTGACCAAACTTGGCGATGCCGAGCATATTAAAGCTGTAAAAAGCAAACTTGCTAAAGCTATTCAACATTTTAATAAATATAGATATATGAGAACTTAACATTATGCTCCGAATAGAATGTTTCGATGTTGAAATTCTTCCCAATTTCTTTTCTATTACTTTTGTTGATTTGGCTGACTATCTTAAAACTTTTGAAGATTGTGTTAATAATAAAGGAAAGAAAATTCCTCTTATTCAAAAACTAACAGTTGCTGAGATTAAAGATAGGCTTAATCGAGTTAAAAGCAAAAAGTTTTACATTACTGCTACTGATGATAGTCAACTATTTACTATGGTTGATTATATTTATAAATTTGCCGTTGACAGTAATGGAGTTCCTGCCCGTACAGATTTATATGGATATAATAGTAAAGCTTATGACAATCTTATGATTGCTGCTTTTCTTATGTATTTTAATCAGTTTGATACTACTAAAGAACTTATAACTAAACTTTATCAAACAAGTAAACGTATTATTGAACTACAGAATGATAAAGAAGCTGGTAAAAATGATTTCTTTCTTCGTAGTCTTAATAAGTTTAAACTTCCTTTTGTTGGAGTTGATGTTATGAGAGTTTTTGCTCTTAATAAAGCTGGTACATATAACGATAGTAAAACAGGAGAAAAGAAATATATTCCTAAAGGTCTTAAACAGACTTCTATTAATCTTCAATGGTATGAACTTCTTGAATATGAACTTCCTCCTATAAACGAAGAAGAAGCAGAATATTATCATAAAGATGTAAAGTATAAAGGATATAGTCTTGAAGAACTTAATAACACTATTGATAAGTGGGATAGGTATATTCTCGATGAATATATTCCTGATATGCTTCATTATAATCTTAACGATGTTTTTATTGTTGCCGAAATAGTTCGTCTTAAACCTGACGAAATTAAATCTCGTTATGCCGTTAGTGCAAGTTATGAAGTAGATGTTCTTAATAGTAGCCGTAGTAATATGGCTGATGTTCTTTTTCAGAAATTCTATACTAAATTTAGTGGTATTCCTTATGACCGTTGGAAAGACGGAAGAACCGAACGTAAAGCCATGAGTATTGGTAAGATTATTTTTGATTGTGTTAGATTTCATAAACCTGAACTTCAAGAATTACTTGCTAAACTTAGAAAGACTGTTGTTTATCGAGTTAATAAAGATTCTCTTCAAGAAGAAATTATTATTGGTAAAACAGTTTATAATTTGGCTACTGGTGGTCTTCATAGTAAAGATATTCCTATGGAAATATGGAGCACTACTGAATGGAAAGGGGTATGGCATTCCTCTACGGGGGAGGTTATTGATAAACCCGTAGATTCACGTCTTTATACAATTCTTCATTTCGATATTTCTTCATATTATCCTTCAATCATGGCTTATTACGGAGTTGCACCTGCTCATATGGTTAAGAGCGCTTTTCGTAATCTTATTCAATGGATGAAAGATACTCGTGTTACAGTTAAACATTCTGATGAAGCTATTGTAGATGGTATTCCTCGTGATGTTCTTGCGCTTGTTCTTAAGATAGTTATTAATTCTATTTATGGTAAATTTGGTTTTGAAAACGGAGCTTTATATGACCGTCTTGCAACTCTTCAAGTTACTATAAATGGCCAATTAATGATGCTTATGCTTTGTGAAGAACTTGAAGCTAACGGTATTCGTATTATTTCTGCTAATACTGATGGTATTATGGTTAAGGTTTATGAAGACCAAATAGAAACTTTTAATGCTATTTCTAAAGATTGGCAAGAAAGAACCGGTATGAGTGCCGATAGTGATGTTCTTCATTGTCTTATAGCTCGTGATGTGAATAATTATATTGCTCAATTCCGAGTTAAAGATAAGAAAACTGGCGAACTTAAACTCGAAGATGAACTTAAAGGAACGTTTAATCCTCTCATGTATCTTAATGACCTTCAAAAAGGTTATAGTATGCCTATTGTTAGTAAAGCTGTTTATGATTATTTTATTAATCATATTCCTGTTATGGATACACTTAAAGCTGCTACCAATATTCTTGATTTCTGTATGACGCAGAATGTCGGGAAAAATTTCCATATTATACAAAGAAGAGTTGTTAATAATGAGGTTGTTGATGAAGTTTATCAAAGATATGTTCGTTTTTATGTAGCTAATAACGGATATGTTCTTATGAAAGTTCATAACATTAGTGGACAAAAGGAACGATTTGCTGCTGGTACTGTTGTTCAAATATGCAATTCTCTTGATGATACTCCTATCGAACTTAGAAATATTGATTATGGATATTATTATAGAGAATGTATGAAGATAATAGAGCCTGTTAAACTTGGTATCTCGCCGAAAGGAAAAGGAAAAACAAGAGTTAAGAAATATGCTGGTATGTATAATAAATTGTTTGACGATGATGAAACCGATTAAAATTGGAGATAAAAATTTTATTTTTAAACTTCGTAAAGTTAGTAAAGTTAGAAATAAAAATATTGATAGTCTTCCCGGAGAAATTTGGAAAGATACCTATTATTACGGTTATCAAGTAAGCAATAAAGGTAGAGTCAAATCTACTTTTAAGAATATTATTAAAAGTCAACAAATTATTAACTCTGGTTATTATACTGTAACTTTTAGTGTTAATGGTAAAAGTAAAGGTCTTCTTGTTCACAGACTTGTTGCCAAAGCTTTTATTGATAATCCTAATAATCTTCCTGAAATTAATCATATTGATGAAAATAAACTTAATAATGCTGTTGAAAATCTTGAATGGGTTACTGGTGTAGAAAATAAACTTCGTAGTAATGTTTTTAGAAAAGGAGCTGATGCAGTATCTGTTCCAGTTATTGCTATAAATAAGTTTAATGAAAATAGCATTATGCACTTTAATTCAATTGATGAAGCAGCAAGAGCATTTGGTGTTTGGAGTAATTCTATTAAGGTAGTTCTTGATAAACCTAATAGATTTTGTCGTCATTATAAATTTATTAGAAATGAAAATCCCAAATAACTATTATGAAATTGCTACTCGTTGGGTTAGTGAATTTAATGCCAATGGAACTTATATTTATACTCTTGACGAGGACATAACTCTTCTTTGTCTTGAAATTTGTCAAAGAAGTATTGCTAAAAATCCTGCTACTAAAATTATTATTGTTGTTGATTGTTATGCTACTCGTTCTACTGTAGTTAATACTCTTAACAATAATAATATTCCTACTACTAATTATACTGTTTTAAGTGTCGATTATATTCGACATGATATTAATTATCGTTATAATATCGCTATTTATGTAAATCTTAAAACTGTTGCTGGAGTTCGTGCTGTTGCATCTCGAACAAAGTATGGTTTGTTTATTATGAATAATGCTATTGGTAATGATAAATATTCTGCTGCTGATAAAGCTGAAATTTATAAGCTTTTTCCGCCAATGAATAGTGCTAAGATTACAGACATTACATCTGTTATCTCCCCCGTAGAGGAACATCGTATCATGCTTGGTTTTACTAAAGCTGGTGATAAAGAGAAGTATGAGGAATATACTGATTATATTACTGGCTGTCTTAATATCTTTGGTAGTTTTGAAACTATGGAGTTTGCTCGTAATGGTAACAAATATACTGGAGAAAGTGCTGAACAAGTTCGTCTTGGTATTGCTGCTTATAATGGTTGGAGTGACAAACTCGACCCAAATAATCCTTTTGATAAAGAAGTTGATTCCTATTTTAATCCTACTTCTCTTGAAGAACGAGCTAATACAGCTTATAATGTTATGCGAGAACGTAAGAATCTTCTTACCGATAATTATAGTAAATTTGACGCTATTTTAGATTTGCTTAATAATCAGCTTAAAGGTAAGAAAGTTATTATTGTTTCTAAACGTGGCGAATTTGCTGCTGCTATAACTGAATGTCTTCTTGAGAATGGTATTGCTTGTGGTGATTATCACGATTGTGCTGCTCCTAAAGCTATTATTGACGAAACAACTGGAGATTATGTTCGTTATAAATCTGGAAATAATAAAGGTGAAATTCGTCTTTATAAAGCACAAGCTCTTTCTAATCTTAATGTCGAGCGATTTAATCTCGACGCAAATTCGTGCGATTTAAGCGACTTTCAGAAGTCTACCTTATTAAGTGTATTGAGTATGAAAAATCGTGGCTATACGGGGCTGGAATGCAGCGTAGATGCCGTTATTTTCACTACCCCGTTCAACGATACTATCAAAGAGTTTCGTTATCGTTATAACGGTATTCATTTTAATACTGATAAGGCTGTATTTTATAAATTGTATCTTGCTGGCACGATTGAGGAAAAAGAGCTAAATAAAGAGAAAAACAGCCCAATGCACGAAATTGTTAAAAGTGATAATCAACAGAATTTTTTCGTTGCTGATGATTGTTAGTTTAAAGATAATATCTATCTTTGTCAATGTAATCAAGAACAAAAAGTTAGGTCTTTGAAATAATGGAGAATAAAGAAATCAATGAACAACAAGAAGTAGTTGCAGATTCAGTTCCTGCTGCAACTAAAAATGAAAATCTTCCTGTTAATCATGCTCGTGGTTTTAGTTCTATTAATCTTTTTGATGCTAAGCAGCAAGCTGCTGCTGAAATGCTTATCACTAAGATTATGAGAAGTGAAAAAGGTGGTGTTAAGTCTGTTAATGATGGTCTTGCTATCCTTATGCGAGCACAAGATTTAGGTCTTCCTTTTAGTACATGTATTGAACATATTCATGTTATTAACGGTAAGACTGGGACTGATATTCATATTATTAAAGCATTATTATCAAGGGCAGCGATAACTTGGGAACTTACTAAAGATTATATCGCTCAGTATGAATATACTGATGGTTTTAATGTTTATGCCGAAAATCTTCTTCCAGACTTTTGTATTAAAGCTACAAATGCTGATGAAGCTGCTAAGAAATCAGAAACTGATACAGAACATGTATATGTTTATCCAGTTAAATGGTATCAAGATTTTAATGGGAATACTTATCGTGAATATCAGCTTACTGAACATCATCAAGTAGCTGTTAATCAGAAACATGCTAATAATATTATTGCTCAAAAGAAGATACCTATAACTCGTATTCCTGCTAAACCTATTGATTTTGTTACGGAATATGACCTTTGCCGTATCGTTAATGGTAAAGAAGTTCACTCTATTGGACATTTTTCTTATTCAGAAGCTCAAGCAGCAGGTATGTTTGCCAAAGATACATACCAAAAATATGCTCGTATTCTTATTGGACATCGTGCTTTTACTTATGCCGCTCGCGATATTGCTTCTGATATTCTTTTTGGAGTTATGGAAACTTCTGAATTGAAAATTGTTAGTGGTCGTGAACTTAATGATGCGGATATTATCGACATTAGTGCCGAAAATGTCGATTAAATTACAAATAGAAATTTTAGTTAACGTGGTGATAAGCCACACAATATTAATTTTAAAAACAAATTTGTTATGAAAACTTTTGCAAATGGTAAATTAAGTTTTGGTCTTGGTGCAGTTAACGTTGCTAAACGTGGTGTTGTTAGTGAACCTGAATTGGTTATCAATCCGACAGTTGGTGCATTCCGTATAACTCCGCCTGTATCTCGTGCTTTGGGTCTGGCTAACGGTGACTATGTAATGTTTATTTCTACTGTTGCCGAAGTTGACAAGGCTATTGCAGAACGTAATCCGGAACTTGTTGCTCTGTGTGCAGAAAATGGTATTGACATCAATACTCCTGAGGGTGTTGCTGCTATTCATGCTGAATTTGACGAATGGGGTATTGCTAAAGGCGTTCAACTGTTTGACGCTAAAGGTAATCCTATGATGTGCAAAGAACGTATGACTATTGCCGACAAGCTGCTCTATGTTAAGAATAACTTTGCAGCTATTTTTGAAAGCGCTATTAACAATGGTGACCCCGATTTTGCTGCTTCTCTGCAAGCCGAGGGAATCACAGAAGAACAGCAAATAGAGATGTTGGCTAAGACTATTGACGCTGATGAAGTTGAGAAGTATTCAGGTGCTAAATGTGCTAATTCTTCTAACTTGTCTGGTACTGGTGTTACTCTGACTTTCTCTGATGCTGCTGTTTGGGCTACACTGAAAGCTGATTTGGGTGATGCAGCTAAGATTGTTAATCGTACTTTTGAAGTAGATGTAACTGAACTTCGTACAGGTATTTACAATGACGGTTGTAAGGATGTTGAAGTTAAGGTTGCTATGCTTGGTAATTTCAAAGACGAAACTCCGACTCGTGGTCGTAATGTAGAAGCTGCTAAAAAAGAAGCTGACGCTGAATAATTCTCCGTTATTTTAGATAACTAATATAAAAGGTGTACATGATACTATTGTTGATTGTACACCTTTTTATTTGTCTTTATTTTATTAACCATTTAAACGTTTAAATTATGCCAACTACAAGAGTGGCTGCTAATGCGCAAGCAGCCGAAGTAGAAAATGTTGCTGCTAATGCAGCTGTTGAAGAAACTAAAGTAGAGAATCAACCAACTGCTGAAGCTCCTAAGAAACGCCGTCGTGGTCTTTCCGAAAGTCGTGGTACTGCTCGTCTTAAATTTGACGAACGTGATATTGACCAGTCTACTCATCTTTTTAAAGGACATCTTGAAACAGTTGAACTTGCTTGGGCTACTGAGAAAGAAGATAGTGGTCGTGCTTCATTTGCAGGTCTTGCTATTCCAAGTTTAGTATTTACTTTTGCAAGCAATGCTAAGGATGCAACTGCTCGTAAGTATGTTACTCTTCGTTTCTCTCCTGTTGAAAGCAATGCTCTTACTATTCCTGGTGCTACCGAAGAATGGAAAGTTAATCAAGTCTTTGATTATCTGAAACACATTCTGAATGTGTTCGTTCTTAAGGGTAAAGATATGCCAGAAGAAATGGCTGATGCTCTTGAACTTCCTTACGAAGACTTTAACGAACAAATGGAGTATGTTCCTGTTGAACCTGAAGAAGTTCTTAGTGGTTGGAGAGTTCTGTTTGAGAACTTTATTTCTATTATGGAAAACAATGGTAAGCCTGTTTATAAAACTGCCGCTGGTTCTTATATTCCTCTTTGGATGAAACTGCTTCGTTTTACTAAAGTCAAGAATGCTTGGAAGCCTGTTGTAAGTGGTAACGGTGCTGGCGATTTTGGTTTCAACGGATTTGTTGGTGAGGGTGTTATTGAAATCTTCGACCAAACTAAAGCTCCAGTTCTCCATGTTGACCCGACTAAAGAAAGCTTGATTTATCGTGAAACTGCTAAAGCTCCGATTGCTCCTGCGATTCCAGGCGCTCCTGCTGCTGGTGGTGTTTACAATCCGCAAGTACCTGCCGGTGCTCCAGTAGGCGGTTATGGTGCAGCTCCTATGCCTGCTTCTCCTGCCGCTGCTACTAATCCTGCTGATGATTTGCCGTTCTAAGCTGCTATTATTGGCGAAAAATAAGTAGTAAATAAATTTGGCTGTAAGGCTGTGAACTCCTATATTGGCGGTTTACAGCCTTTTTATTTTACTACTATTGACAATGACAATATGAGAAGAACTATTAATAATGGTACGCTTACTAAAGACTTTATATTTTCCAAAGTTAGTCAAGTTACAATTTTCTCCGTATATTCAGGTGTAAGTGATTATGTTATTCAACATTGCATTGATACCGGCAATCTTATTTCCAGTCCTTTTAGAACTGACGAACATCCGAGTTTTGGTTTTCGTTATAACAATAAAGGTGTTCTTAAAGGTAGAGATTTTGCTGGTTATTTTTGGGGAGATTGTCTTGATGCTGCTGCTTATGTTCTGTCTGGTATTGTCAAACGAAACATAGATATTAATAATAAAGCTGATTTTCTTTTCGTTCTCCGCCATATAGTTTATACTTTTCGTGATATTATTTACGGTAAAGAAAAAGATACCAACGTTGATGCACAAATAGCTGTTTCTCTTCAAGAAATTCGTAATCGTAAATCTGTTATCGAAATTGCTACTCGTCCGTGGAATAAATCGGATAAAGTATATTGGGAACAGTTTGGTATTAGTCTTAATCATCTTAACACTCATTTCGTTTATCCTATTGAGCAATATTATATTAATCGTTATTCTAATCCCGAACCTAAGTATTATTATGACAAGAAAGACCCTTGTTATGCTTATGTTCTTGGACAAGATAAACATGGTATATATAATATTAAGCTTTATTTTCCTAAACGAAAGAAAGGTGATGTTAGATTTATTACTAATTGTAATCATATTGAAGGTGTACTTAATCTTGAACGTAATGATTATGATATAGTTGTTATAACTAAATCCACTAAAGATAGACTTGCTATTGAGAACCATTTCTATGTTTCCAATCCTCTACGGGGGGTGGAAGCAGCTGATTTAAAGATTGGTGTTCTTAATCTTCCTCATGAAACTTATCGTCTTAAACAAAAAGAATATAATTTTATTCAAGAAAAGCTTGCTGCTAATGGTAGCATTATTTCTCTTATGGATAATGATATGACAGGTTATCGTGAAGCTATTTGGCTTCGTGATGCTTATAATATTATTCCAATTCTTATCCCTAAAGAATATGATGTTAAAGATTTTAGTGAATTGAAGAAAGAATATTCTAATGAAATAGTTAATCAACTTATTGTTGATGTTTATAATTATCTAACTAATAATAGTGAAGACAATGGAGAAGACAGTGAACTTACTTGGGATACGGGAGAAAGCGATACTCTGCCGTATTAGAGACATGCACGACAAAGTAGTGCTAATGATACCAATTACCAAAGAGCAAGAAGATACTCTTGAACGTACTGAACGACTTAATCTTGGTGATAAGTTTAACAATCTTGAAGTTAGTCGTAAAAGTGTTATTTGCTACGGCGAAGTAGATATTGATAATCCTCAAGATGCCAATGCTATTAAGAAATTTGATTTGCTTGGACATGGTGAAACTGATAACTTTGTTCATGCCAATTTTGATTATGAGAAAGGCTGTTTTACTACAATTGATGGTAAAGCTAAAGGAGCAACAACTTCTGATGCTATTCTTTGGTATCGTTACAATTATGTTCTTATTGGTAAGCCTAAGCGTGTATTGATATTCAAGATAAATAAATCAGACTTGTAGTTATGAGTATTAATTTTGAACCCGATATTTATGATACGAATTGGGCGAATTATGAAATACAAACTAAAGGGCATATTCGTGCTCTTGATGATTTGCTTCATAGTCTTGATTGTTCTCGTTATATTGAGGGAGTTGGTTATCCGATTAATATAAATCATTATGCTTATGCCCGATATAGTTGGGAATATAATTACATTATAGAACATGGAATTGATAACGGAATACTATCTGATGAACAATGTAAAATATACCGAGAAAGATTTAATGCTCTTGATAGGAAAAACGAAGTGTTCGCAGCGGAACATCCTGAAATCGGTAACTATAAGAAAAGTAAAGGTGCTAAAAGTAAAAAAGATAAAGCCGATGTTGTCGAACGTAAACCTCGTACTCGACGAGTTGCTACAAAAGACATATTTAGCGGAAAAGTTAGCACAGAAACTTTATCCGAAGATGGTAGTTTAAAGAAAACTGCTGCTGATAGACGATTAGATGCTCTTAATGCTCGTGCTGTTAAATTTAGTTTTGGTACATTTAAACCTAAGGATAAATGAAGATATGGTTATATAGAAAAAATAATGTTGAACAGCCTTATCGCTGGAGTGCTGAACTTAGTCCTTATAAAACTTGTATAGTTGTTCAGTATGGTATTGTTGGTAAAGCGATTCATACTGATACTTATGAAGTTACTCAAAAAGATGCTAATAAAGAGCTTCTTTCTCGTTATAACGAAAAGAGGAAACAAGGTTATGTAAGTATTGACGATATTAAAGATAACGCGCAATTACCCCCCGTAGAGGATGAACAAGCTCTCTATGCTTATCTTGTTGCTTATCTCCCCTCTTATCGTAATAATCAGAATAATGGAAATATTCTTCCTATGCTTGCTAAGACTTATACTGGCAATGTTTGGAAGAAGACTTCTTGTATGCTTGGTCAATGGAAGATTAATGGTCTTCGTTGTTTTATTACTGCTTATAAAGAAGATACTATTTTTAATCCTGTTAGACTTAAATTTCAAAGTAGAGAGGGTATTGTTTGGAATACTTTAACTACTCTTGAAGATTATTTGTTTGATTCTTTGCCTGCTAATATAATTCAAGCTATGCTTGATTATGGTTGGGCGCTTGATGGAGAGATTTATCTTCCTGGTTATAGTGTTAATGAGATTAATCATTTCGTTAAAGACCCCAATGATGCTCATAATAAGCTTCTTCAATTTTGGTGTTATGACATTGCTATTCCAGAAATGGTTCAACATAAACGAGATAGAATACGTTTTGATATAAAACCTCGTATCGTTTTTGATGATAAAGATAAACACCTTAATAATAAAGAACAGCTTATTATTCTTCCTACTTATGATATTTGTAATGACAATGATGCACATGCTTGGAGAGATAAATTTATTGATTTAGGTTTTGAGGGACTTATACTTCGTAATCCTGATGTTGATTATCAATATGGTCGTCGTCGTGTTGGTTATATGGAAAAATTTAAAGCTAAGACTGACGGTAAGTTTGTAATTGTTGATATTCAACCTGAACGTAAACGCAATCTTCCTATTATTACTTGTCGTAATGATATTAACGATTCTACTTTTGAAACTCGTTTTAGTCTTCCCCATGATAAACAAGAATATATTCTTAATCATAAAGAAGATTATATTGGTAAGTCTGTGTTTATTTCTTATGGCGAACGAAGTGGTGTTGAGAAAGTTCCTTTTCACATTAAAGAAGTTAGTTTAATTAATGCCGAAGTTTAATTTTAGTAAAGTTATAAAGCCGATAGAAAAGACAGAAAATGTTCCTCAACAAGATAATAATAAAGTTAATAGTATTCTTTACGATTATCATGTTATTACTTCTAAGAAAGTAGATAAGACTAAAAGTTATTATGATGCTTTCTTTAAATCTCTTATTCTGTTTACTGATTTTGAAGCTAAATCTTATAATATTCTTCAACGTTGGGATGCTGATACTAAAGCTACACAATTCTTTGTAGCTCTTTATGCGGATGAAATTGAAGACGCTGTTAAAATCAAGCGAGATTATACCGGTGGATATAAGATTTATACTTATAATATTATTCCTTCTGCTAATAAGAATTATAATGTAAATTGTATTCTTGTTGAAGAAAGAGATAATCCTAAAGCTGTTATTTATCGTATTAGATAAGCTAATATTAAGGCTGGTAATGACAATGAACTTGTTGTTGCCAGCCTTTTTGTTTGCTATATATCTGCTTTCGACTAAACTAAAATGGCATGAAATGCAGCCGTAGATGCGCTTCTTTTCGCATACATTCAATTATCTATTCAAAGATGATTAATTGTATTGATTTCAACAAACGTCCAACAGCGAGCCTTAAAATGCGTCATTTGGAAAATGAAAAAAAATTAATAGTTTTTTCTTCATGTAACTATTATTCGTATATTTGCTGCAAATATTAATGTTATGATAAATTTTAGTAAACGTAATCTTATTGGTTTTGCTGGAACTATTGGTTCTGGTAAAGATACTGCTGCTGAAATTCTTAATTACCAACGTCTACAAGGTACTTATGCTACTTATAAGGCTTGGAAAGAATTGCATGATACTAATTATCGTCCTGCTGATTTTCCTGTTGTTCATTTTAGTGATGCTATGAAAAATGTTGTTTCTATTGTTTTTAATATTCCTTTGGAAGATTTAAATAATAGAGATAAAAAAGACAATGGTGTTTATTGTTTTGATACAAGAAAAATCATTGATTTTAATATTGCTGTTAGAAAAGGTTATAATGTTATTGACTTTAATGATTTTGTTGCTTATGGTATTCCTTTAAATACTACTCGTTGTGGTGTCAAAGTTCGTCATTTAATGCAAGCTATTGGAACAAATCTGTTTCGTAATAATCTTAGTCAAAATATTTGGGTTGATAATACCATGTTTCGTGCTACTGCTTGTATTAATCATTATGGACTTTGTTTTATTCCTGATGTTCGTTTTCAAAACGAAGTTAATGCTATTTTAGATAAAGGTGGAGTTGTTTATCGTATTAATAGATTTGAACCTAAAGATGATAAATCTGTTCACGAAAGCGAAAGAATTAATATTCTTGAAAATTGTATTGATATTGATAATAAAACTACTCTTCTTTCTCTTTATTACAAGATGTATGATATTATGCGAAAACAATTGATTTGAGCATCCTCTACGGGGGAGACTTATAGATATAGTTATGAATATTATTAAACCCGCTGTTGAGCTTTGGCAAGAAAATGATGATTGGATTCATCATGTTGCTAAATGTGCTCGAATTTGTTATGCTTCTGATGGAAGTAAAGATGAGAAGCTTGTTGACAATCTATTAAAGCTTGGACATCTTAGTATGTTTAGACATCGTTCTATTTATTATATTATTCCTAAAGATGATAAATATACAGAACTTGTTACAAGATTTGAATTTTGCCCTTATGTTGAATATCTTATTGGCAATGAAGCTATTTATTTAGCTACTAATGGTCATTTTTATATTGAACATAAAGATAATATTCTTAAAACTCTTGAATCGTTTATTGTTACTGCTGAAGAATTTAGTAATTGGGAAGTTGGTTGGCAACTTATAAGATATACTTTTAAAGTTACTACTCAAATTAGTACTTCTCGTGAGCTTAACCGTGTTAGTCCTAATAATATTGCTGAACAATCTACAAGATATGTTTATGAAGATGGTACTCTTTGTAAGCCTCATTGGATTAGCGATGAAGAAGCTGATATGTTCAATGAAAATAATGATGTAGATTTAGATGAAGCTATGAATGTTTATCTTCGAGGTTGTAAAAAAGATTTTGAAGATTATAAACTTCTTATAGACAAATATAAATTAAATCGTCAAGATGCTCGTGGTAAGCTTCCTATTGATACTGCTACCGTTTGCGCTTATACGTATTCTGTTTCTCAATGGCGTGATATTATTGATTTACGTTATCATGGTAAGACTGGCGCTCCTCATCCAAATGCAAAGATTGCTGCTGGTATGATACGTGAAGAATTTATTAAACTTGGATATAAATTTAAATAATTAAATTAATACAACTATGAATATTTTTAGTAGAATTTTTGGACTTGGTAATAAAGATAAAAGAAATTATGAGGATAAAACTCCTTATAAAATTCAAATTATGAGAAAAGCTCTTGTTAGACGTGATGTTAAGTTTGGTACTCATGTTTATTCTGTTCATGTACCTGCTCGTCTTGTTAGTAACTATCAAGATGCTCTTATAAAGAAAGCAAAGAAAGCTGTTCTTACTCCTCTTGAAAAGACTTATCTTAATGGTTATCTTAATCCTGCTTATCGTTATGCAACAGAACCTCGTAAACGCAAACAATCCTATTGAAATTGTTCAAATTGGCGTTAATTTTTGGGGATATAAAATATATGCTACCAAAAACGGTTTTAAACTTGTTGATAACGGTGATGGATTGTACAGTCTTAGTGATAACAACGATATAGATAGCGACCCTTGTGCTCGTGCTAAAACTAATAGATTTAAAATTGTAGATAAATTTAGTGATTAAAATATGAATAAATCTCTTTATCAAATAGATGCCGAACTACAACGTATTGTTGATGAAATTATTGATGCTGGCGGTGAAATTACTCCTGAGCTTGAGGAACAGCTTGCAATTACTCAAGATAACCTTAATGAAAAACTGGATAATTATCGTAAACTCTTTACAATGATTGAAAGTCGTGCGCTTGCTTGTAAGACTGAGAAGCAACGTATTGAAGTTCTTCAGAAATCTCGTGAGCGTGCCGCTAAGAAGATTAAAGATGCTATGCTTGAAGCTGTACTTAAATGGGGTAATTCTAATAAGAGTGGCAATAAGGTTATTGAGTTAGATGATGCTAAACTTATGACTCGTGCTACTACTGTTTGTGAAACCAATACCCCTTTAGTACTTAGTTTGATTGATGCTGTTCTTGAACGTTATCGTGAACTTTGGAATGTTGATATGCTTCAACCAGATGCCGATGAAGCTAATAATATTGATCCCGAAGGTTTTGTTCAAACTGTAAATGCTAATTTTGCTGCTGAAAATCCTGATGCTGCTGAAACTATTGAAGAAAGAAATGATTCTTTATTTACTGTTGCAGACCTTGAAGCTACTAAAGTTAAATTTGAAATTGAACTTAATCTTCTTGACCTTTGCAAGAAAGTAAATTGGGACGTTCTTAATATGTTCTTTAATCATGAACATGAAGCGAATCGTGTTGCTGCTTCTTCTACTTCTGATTATAAGCAATATATTACTTCTCGTGAAACCGCTCTTACTGTTGCTGAACTTTGTCAAAGTCAATCTTTAACTATTAAATGATAAAGTTATGTTTGATGTTATAGATAAACTTGAAGAACTTATCAAGTATATTCGTGATACTCGTGGTATTAATAACCGTGACCGTATTATTGATATTATAGAAGACTTGTTAAAAGAAATCTGATTATGGCTTATAGTATTAAAGGACTTCCTTGGCAATATAAAGGTAGTAAAGATGTTACTCGATGCAGAACTTCTGCCGAAGTAATTGAAGCTGCTCAGCTTAATTGGGAAGTAAAGAAAGCAGAGATGGTGGCGAAGATGCCACTATCTCTCGATATGGACAAAAATCTTGATGATTTAACCGAAGCTAAAAAACGAGATAATGATGCTCATATTCTTGGTAAGAATATTTATGCTCGTTGTGATAACCAATATTGTACTTACAGAGATGACTATAAAGTTCCTCTTGGTATGGTAAAAGGTAAATATACTATTGTTCAAAATAGTACTGCTTTTAAATTCTTCGATACTGTTATTGGTGAAAATTCTGCTATTTGGCAAACTGCTGGTTTCTTTGGTAATGGCGAACGTATTTTCGTTAGCGCTAAGCTTCCTGATAATATTCTTGTTCATGGTGACCCTGTTGAAAACTATTTAGTATTTACTAATAGCCATGATGGCAGTAGCGGTGTTCGTGTTCTGTTTACACCTATTAGAGTTATTTGTCAAAATACTCTTAATGCTGCTATTAGAACTTCTACTAATAGTTTTAGCATTCGTCATACTGAAAGTGTTCATAAAAATATTGAAATAGCACACGAAATTCTTGGTATTACTAAGAAACGTATTAAAAATACTGAATGGGCTTATAATGTTCTTGCTGATATTAAACTTACCGATGAAGATGTTATGGAGTATATTTGTAAGAATAATCTTACAGAAACTGAACTTGAAGCTTTAAATACTACAAAACATTCTTTTAAAGAAGTTGTATATCGCAATGCCCTTGCTATTAACGATGCTAATATAAGTACACGAAAACTTAATGTTATTAGTGATACTTATGAATATTATCATAGTGGTATTGGACAAAGAGAAATTGCTGGTACTGCTTGGGGCGCTTTTAATGCTATTAGCGGTTACTATTCTAACGTTGATACTTCTGCCGAGGGAACTAAACGTATGGATAGTCTTTTATTTAACGATAAAGCTAAGAAACTTGAACGTGCTCTTAATTTTAATTTTGCAGAAATATTATCTTAGTTATTAACTTAAAAACAATTTTATTAAAATGGGAAATTTAGCTCTTGCCGTCGCAAATGCTATTGTGGATTATAATCTTGGTGCTGTTAGTACTATGGATGAACTTTATCAACAGCTTGACCGTGATATTAATCGTGTAGAGGTTAAAGTTTATCGTGAAGATAAATCTATTCCTCTTCCTGCTTATGGTAAAGATGGCGATGCTTGTATGGATGTTGTTGCTAAGAGTATTGAATATGATTTAGTTAAAGACCGTTGGGTTGTTCATACTGGTCTTCATTTCGAGCTTCCTAAACATTATGAAATGGAACTTCGTCCTCGTAGCAGTAATACTAAATATGATGTTTATATTCCTAACGCGCCTGGTACTCTTGATGCCGGTTATCGTGGAGAATTACTTGTTATCTTTAAACGTAGAGATGCTGTTGTTGTTCAAGAGGGAGATATTATTGATGATATATTCCCTTATAATCCCGGAGATAGAATTTGCCAACTCCTTGTTCGTCGTCGTGAAGAAATTCATTGGCATGAAGTTGATAATCTTGAAGATTTAAGTACTTCTGAACGCGGTGCTGGTGGATTTGGCTCCACAGGCAAATAAAGCTATGAAAACAATTCAATTTGTTAAAGCTAATGATTGTCTTGCTTGTGACTTAGTTGATAGTATTATTTTTGATAATGTATTTGAAGGTAATGTTCCTGTTGATATAGATATTCAAAAAGATACTTTTAATGATGCTCAAACAAGAGTTAGTATGTTTCATACTACTGCTGTTCCTCTTCTTATTTTTCGTGTAGACGATAAAGAAGTTGCTCGTATTACAGGTTCTATGCCTGCTGATTTTTATAAAATTGTTATTGATAAATTTATCGAATTATGACGGTTGTTGAACTTATTCGACTTCTTCAAGAATGTAGTCCTGAAAAAGAAGTTACTATATATGATTATGGTTACGGAGATTGGTATTCTGTTGTTCGTGTTGAAGAAGACGATAATGATGTTAAATTAAATTTTGAATAAGTTATTAAAGTTATGAAAGTAAAAGAACTTATTGATAAACTTAAAGATTATCCCGAAGATACGGAAGTTATCGTTCTTGATATTGCTTGGGGCGATAATATGGATATTATTGCTGTTCAAAACAGTGATGATTATGAAAATGTTGTTGTAATAGCAGCCAAATCATAAAAGAAAAATTTTATATGTTATACATGGCAAGATTGGTACAAATGCCAATCTTGCCAATCTTGACAATACAGCCGATACAACCCCCCGTAAAGGATGAACAATGAGATAATTGTCCAGATTCTTGCTCCTCTACGGGGTGTTGCATTTGCTAATTTAGATTTGTTAGATGTGGCTGTTATTGCTTGTGAAAGTAGTAGCAGCCTTTTTAATTCGATTATTAATTTTAAACTTTATAATATGGCACTTGAATTAAGAGTTTTTGATTTTAAAGCTAAAGACGATAATGGTAATGAAATTACTCGTTATGCTGTCCAGCACATGACTGACCGTGGTTTTCGTACTCTTGTTATTAAGATTAACGCAGAGTTTAATAATCTTATTTTTGATAAGAAAACTGATGCTACTAATATGATGAAATTATTAAAGAAGTTATAGCTATGTTACTCAATTTTGGTATTCTTTTAGTTGCTCTTATTATTTATCTTTGTTGTAATCCTGGAGTTATACGAGTGTTTTTTGAAGATGGAATGAATGGTGTTGTTAAATACAACGAAGAAAAACGTGAAGATAAAATTCGTGAAGCTATTAGCGATAAGCGTAAAGAACTTATTGCTAAAGGTTATTCCAAAAATGAATGTGGAACTATTTTGTTTCATTATGAAGATTGGATTAGACAAAATGGTCTTGGTGCTAAATCAAGATTTAGATATTAGTTAGAATAACAATGACCTCCCCCGTAAAGGATAGGCATGAGATAATGATGCTCTGCTTACTCCTCTACGGGGGAGGTCTTTTTATATAGTTGCTGCCCATGCTTTTGATATTGTTATTGCTGTTATTAAAGCTCGTCAAATATGACCCATTTTAAGGCTCATGTAGCCACTTTCGTATCAAAGCAATACAAACTATCATTTCAATAAAGAAAATGCGAAATTCGCAAAGGAAACCGCCAAATACGGCACGTATGGATACAATAAACCCCGGCTTACCACAGTGGTAGGTCGGGGCTTTCTTTTTTATCAGCAAGTTAATCAAGAATAACTCTACCTTTATTATCAAGTTTACAACCGTTAGGAAACATATCTTCTTGCATAGTAACAAATTCATCATAATTCCCACGATAAATAAAATTATGATTAACAACATAAATTCCTTTCTTAGTTGTACGAGCAAGAAGAGCAAGTGTATCTCCTGTACACGGTTTATTGCATTCAGGACGAATAACAGCGTCTATTGCATTGTAAAAGGATTGTCTTGCACAATTAGCAAATGCACAAAATTCACTTTCTTGTATTTCAATAATATTGGTATTCATTTTTAAATGGCGAATAATATAAGCAACAAGATAAGCAGACATAATACATTTACTATACCACATTGGAGCAACAACTCCGAAATTTTGAAGAACAATACAAAAATTACCAACTTTAATATTCTTTGTAGTAGAATGAAACTCTCGTTCTTTATTATCTTTAAGAGTAAGAATAATTTGTTTTTCAACTTCTTCAAAATCAAGACTAAAAGGAGTTGGGACAACTTTCGCGGCTTTTTCTTCAAGTTTAGCTGCATATTTCTTTGCAAAATTTTTAGCAGCTTTAGATGCAAAATTAAGTGTAGGCATAACTTTAATAAGATTAATAATATTACAAATATAACAATTTTGTACACGATGGTAGACATTGTGCGTTAAAATTTTAGTTAAATGTACATCACCGTGTACATTAATTTTGGCTAACTACTTGATTTACAAGAACAAAAAATGTTAACCTATTATTATATATAATAGCAATAATAAAAACTGGAGTAATTTAATACTCCAGTTTCTTTAATAGCTTATGGTCTGGCGTCTTAATCTCTAAGTTGTTCACCAAGAGCTTTAGCATCAAATACACCAATCATATTTTGTCCAAGTTTATAGTAATTATTGTTATTAGGAAGTTCGATAAGACGATTAATACCACGAACAACAGGAGTATTACGAAGCAAGAATACTTCAAGTTTGGTTTTATTAGCATATTGTCCAGACTTGTATTCTTCAAGAAGTTCACCGTCACCAATAGCATTTACCATAATAGAAGCAACTTTAAAAGCATCTTTAACTCCGGTAAATGAAGCAGATGGACTACTCCAAAGTTTATCACTTTCAGCAATAGCACCCCAAGGAGTAAATGCTTGAGCTTCGGAAGCAAGACGGTCTGCATTATACATAAGAAGATTATACCAAATGGCTTCTTCGTTATCATCATCTCCACCAGCTAAAGCAGTCAAAGCGACAACACCAGCAAAGGCAGCCATAGTCCAAAGAAAATCAGCATAAGTTCTACGTATATTAGCTTGTTCATTTTCAGGAAGAAGCATATAATTAGTATGGAAATTAACAGCAAAATTAACAAACGATTTAAGAAAGTTTTGTAGACCAATAAGAGCATTAGTTTTCTCACTATTTTTGTTAGCTTCACGAGCATCTTTGAAAGGAATAGTAAGAAAATCAAAAAGACTTTTATAAGCACCTTTTTGAATAGTATCAAGACTTTCATCGTAATAAGCATTCCAACGATAACGCTTTTTAAAACCAGGATATAGATGCTTATGGAATTGAGTAAATAAACCACCCCATATATTGTTTTCAAGTTTGGCAGCACCAATCTTATCATAAACACCATGAATAGTTTTATTTACATTAATTACTTTATTAACAAATCCAGCAAATTCATTATAAGTTAAAGCACTATCGGCTTTAATCTCGGCATAACCATCACGTAGTTCAAATTGAGAATAAATATTATCCCACTTATTAGCAAAGTTTTTATTATATTCAGTACGAATCTTTTTACGCTCTTTAATAAATTCACTTTGTTGAGCTTTACTAAGAGTCTTAACGAAATTAGTAACAAGATTAATCTTGAAAGTATTAGCTTTAAAACGTTCTTCTTCGCTATTACGAATACGTTCTTTAGCAGCATTATATTCTGAAATTTGTTCATCAGTAAGAACATTAAGAAGAGCACGTTCAAAACCTTCACGAGCATAAGCTTCTTTAGACATAATCTTCCATTCGCCGTCATTGGTCTGAACAAGTCTATGACTTTGCATCATGGCAAAAAGAACACTATTTTGCATGTGATGTTCACCAATAGATTGAGCAGCAAATAAAGAACCACGGAAACGTCTAAGAGCTTCACGAACTCCCTCAGCACTTTCTATAAGATTAATTCTATCATAGTCGATAATGTTAGCAACTTTAATAATACCATCTTGTAAAGAAGTAGCTTTATCACTATACATTCCAGCAAAATAACTAATAGTACCACCAAAATAAATAGCAGCACCTCTTGCATATTCACTCTCATTAAAATATTCACGAGCAAGACGTTCCATACCAATATTAGTATGTCCCGTAAGAATATTGGCAATACCACCAGTAATATTGGCAGTCATATATTTAGTACCAGCTATATTTTGAGCCATACTTGCAATACGAAGAAGAGTAGGATTGCTACTATTCTTATATTGTTGGAATACTCTACGACGAATATAATCTTTTAATTGAGAAATAGTATTAGCATTGCTAACTGTCTTATAAGTAATATGGTCTACATCACTAAGTTCTTTATCAACAACAAGATTACGACCAAAATTTTTAATAGCATAAGATTTATGTTGACTAAGAGCATCGGTAGCAGCATAAAGAATATGTTTAATACTTTGAGTAGCATCATGATTAGCACTTGTTTTAATAAAGCTATCAAATACTTTGTCCCAATCAGTATCTATATTCTCAGCATTATACTTTTCATTATCAGCGTCTATTTCCAAATTAGTATAACGAGCATTGTTTCTACGAACAATATAATCTGCTTGAGTTTCTCCATTGTTATCATCTCTATATCTTGGAAGTTGTTGCTTCTTTTTAGCATTAGAGTCAACAATTCTACGAAGCATAGGATTAGGCATAAGATAATCGTTATCAAAACTAATCTCATTATCGTTTTTCCATTCCAAATCAGTAGGAACATTAGCAGAGAAACCCATAAAAGCAAGAGCTTCTTTACCAATTTCTGCCATATTAAACTTTTTAGTAGTAGCAATTGAAGGCAAATAACCAGCATTAACATAATATTTATTATTATTTGTATAAGCATGCTTAAGCATAGTCTTATACATTAAATCAATTGCTTCTTTTTCATACTGATTAAGAGCAGCAAAATCTGCATTATCATAGCCAGAACCTTGTTTATAATTACGAGAATTAGGCTTATAATCAGGATTAAGAAGCTTTTCGTCAGCAATATTTTCACTTTGATGTATCTTAGGGCTCCATTTAGGTTTAACTTTAGCACCACTATCGTCTATATATTCGGTAGTAGTCCAAATACGAATAGGTTCATAGTTATGAGCATAAGGATTATAAACATGATTCTCTTTATACCACTTAACAAATTCTTCATTACCTTTTGCTTGTGCAGCACGATAAGCTTCGTTATAATATTCAGTAGTAACAGTACGAGTATGTTTCTTAATAAATTGAAGGGCGTTAGTACGTTTAATGTCTTTCCATTTATTAATATCTTTAGGACGAATAGTACCGTAGAATGTAGTATTAGGAATTAAATCACCATTAACATCTTGTCCATTGGTAAAGATTTCTTTCCATTTATTGTAGAACTCAGCACCATTTGATTGAGCATCAATACGGTCATTCTTAAATCTATCTTCATCAATAACAACTTCACATTCTTCTTCAATAAATTCAGCAACAGCTTTACTTCCTTTTCCACGAACAAGACCTAAATCTTCAAGCAAAAGTAAAACATTATTAAGGTCTTGAATAGTAAGACTATGAGCACCTTGTCTAAAATTGAAAGCACCCTTATTATCCCAAGCCTTTTTAAGAATAGTATTGATAGCTTCAGTATCTTCTATCTCTTCGGCTGGTTGTTTACGATTACTTTTAAGTTTATTATAAAATTCAGGAAGATAAACAACATCATTAATTCTAACTGGACGAATAATACCGGCATAAGGAAGACCACTACGTTGACTAATATTATATCCAAATAAAGCTTCTTTACGAATAGAAGCAACTTCTTCTGGACTAAACAAATTACCATTAACAATACCATAAGCATCACGAGCGTTATTAGCTTTAACCAAAGTAGCAAAAACACTTCCAGGCTTACGAGAATCTTTTAAAGCAGAATAAGCATTATTAAGACTTTTAGTAAACTCTTTATCAATAGTATAAATAGCGTTATTCATAAGCCATTCTTTGGCTTTACGATATTCCGCATTCTTCATAAGACTTTCTCTATCAATAAGAAGTTCACCGCTGTCATTACGAACTTCAATACGTTCAATCGTATTAAGAGCTTCTTCAAGTTGTTCTTGAAAACCAATCTTAGCTTTACGTTCAAAATAAGCTTCTTTAATTTTAGCTATATTATAAACGTATTCAGAAAGAGTACGAGAAGCAGAAAGTTCATTAGCAGGTTTAAGTTCATTATCGTCAGTAAAATCAGAAGTAAGATAAGCAATCTTACGATAAATAACTTTAAGTTTATCATTTTGTTCTTCGCTATATTGACCATTGGCAGTTTTAAGAAGAATGTCTTGTTGTTTAAGAAGAAGTCCTTTATAACGAGAATAAATATCAGGATATTTAGTAAGCATATTCTCTTCCATAGTAAGAAGAGCATCTTCATAAGTCAAAGTAATACCAGCATCAAGAACAGCTTTGTATTGTTTCTTTTCATTTGAGGTAAGTTTATCTGCGTCAATAACACCATCAATCTTACCGTTCTCATCAAGAAGATAAACCATAGGTTTAAACTTACTAATAGTAGTTTTAGCCATAAATCTATCTTTCTTATGTTTAGCCCAAAGAGCTTCAACAGAAGTGGTACTTTGAGTAGCAGCAACCGCATTAGTATATGCTTTATCTAAAGCAAGATAATCTTCATCAAGTTTTCTATCATAAGCTTGAACAAAACGACCATTCTTAATCATTCTATTATAATTAACAGATTGACCATCTTTGGCAGCACGTTCTTTAATAGCTTTCATCTGAGAAGCAAATTCAATAGCTTCATTTTTGCCTTTTATTTCAGCTTCTTTAAGATGTTTATCAACTTCTTTTATAATAGTTTGAACAATAGCATTACGATTAAAATGAACATCTTGTAACCAAAGGTCAAGGAAACTTGTATCTCCATAATTAGTAAAGATGTCCATCATTCTTTCTTTTAACATTGGGTTGTTGCTCGTTACTTCATAGAAACGAACAAACCAATTATCACGAGCCTTATTAACAGCAACATTATTTTCAAGTTTAGTAAGAGTTTCTTTAATAATATTGATTGCTTCAACAGTAGCATCATCAACACCAGTTACGGGCAAATCTTTAAATATAGAGAAACGACTACGTAAAGTATTAACAGTATTAATAATGTTAAAGAAATCATTCTTAATAGTATCGTTCTCAACTTCGGCAATAACATTTTGAACAGAACCAATAATATTATTACCTAATTCAGAAAGTTCACTTGCTGGAAGATTAATATAATCTTTGAAAGCAGCTTGGAAATTATCAAGATTAATCTTACCATTATTAATAAGTTCAACAACTTTATTATAAGCAGCAATAAGCTCGTTGTCGTATCCCCTACGGGGGGTTGTACTGATATTTATTTCAGCACCGACATTATTGACAAAATCGTTATTAATAAGAACTTGTTTAATATTTCGTTTAACAGCAATAACAGCTTCAATAACAGAAGGGTCATCAATAGCTATAGAATTACCATTAACATCAACCATGAAGTTATTAATACGACCATTGAGTTCAGAATAAACAGCTTTAATGTAATTAGCAACAGCAACTGCATTAAGAGGCATATTAGCCGCAATAGAATTAACATCAATGTTATTTAAATTAGCATTATGGAAAGTACGCATAACAGAAGAAGCAATCTTATCTCCATTCTGAGCACGTCTTCCTATATAAGCGTTAACATGTTTAAGTCTATCAACAATTGGGTCACCATCAGATATAGCTGAATAAAGAATTGTAGGTTTATGAGTAACTACTCTATGAAGTTGATAATCTTCTTCAATATTACGATTAGGATATTCTCTAAGGATTCGAGCATAATTAGTACTATTTAAATCATTTTTGGTTGTAATAGCAGCAGCTATTTCATTATTCATTCTTGTTGCTATATAAGTATATCCATCGCGAGCAACAAAATTAACTGTACCAGTAAATCCAGGATTTACAACAACAGGAGTAGGATTTTCATAAAAATTGTTGTTAGCAATAACATTTTCAACAGCAGCATTAGTTTCAACAGTAACAATATCATTTTCATCCATCTTTTGCATAAGTAAATCAAAATGCTTAGCAAGTTTATTTTCAGTAGCATTATGAATTACTTCATCAATAGCAGGATAAATATTATTATCTTTAATAATACTCTTTTCAACAGTCTTGTTTACATCAATTGTAGAAAGTCTTGACAAAGGATGATAAACAATAATACCGTCATCATAAATACCAGTATAAGTACGAGTAACTCCACCATAAGTAATACGAATAACAGTCTTAGGACTACCATCTTCGTTAATTAAATTACCGTAAGTAAGAAGTTCATTAAATTCAGCAGGAGTCATATCCTCGCCAATATTATTAAGATTGATAACAATCTTAGAATTATCTTTAGTATAATAAATTGAACGACGAAGAGCATCTTCTTTGTCTTTATTCTTTGCAATAAAACGACCTATATTAGCAAATTGAGTTCTAAAACTATCAAGATTTTGACGGACATAACCAAGAGCCAGTCTAACTGATGCCTCCCCCGTAGAGGATGTAACACGCCAATTGTCCATACCAACTTTTGCATCATCGGCTATATTAAGACCTCCTTGATTAAAAACATTAAGAACTGTAACAGGTATTGCACGAGTAACAGCTCCATAACGGAAAAGATTGCCTTCAAGAACGTATGCGTATTTAACTAAATCAGCAAGAGCAAGTTTAATGATAGGATTATTGCTACTCCATGCAACATTAAAATCGTTATGAATAGTATCAATATTATTGTTACCTTGATTCAAACGAATTTGTTGTCCAGTATAACCTTGACGACGGAAAGTATTATCATTAAAAGTATTAACATCAAAATGTCTAAATATACCTATATCTTCGCCAAAATTTTGTTGTATCCAAATAACTTTCTGAGCAGGAGTAAGACGATTGAAAGCATCAATTTCTTCTTGTGTAGGATTAGTTATATCATTGATAACTAAATCGTCAATAGCTTCATTATTAAAACCAATACCAGCAATACGAGCAAGCTCCATTTCTCGAATAGCATAACCATCATCAGTAGTCATTACTTTATCAATACCAAACATGCCAGTTTGAGAATCAATAGTAATAGGAGAAGTTAAAGCTGTATAACCAGCATTAGCTAAATAAGAACGAGAAACAAGCCAAGCAGAATAATCTTTATATTGTTCTTCGGTAAGACGACCATTAGAAGTTAAATCTCCAAGAACATTAACTCGTTGGACAAATTGTTCAGAAGCAGTATCATTAAAAGCAGATGCAACTTTAACAGAAAGAACGGTAGACTTTTGTAAATAATTAGCAAGAATAGGATAAGTACTCTGCATAACATCAGATTTAGCAAAAGCTTCAATACCGTTTTCTATTCCAGGAAACATAGATTCAAGAAGACCAGTTTCATCACCTGTTTCTTCATTAAAAGAATAAAGTTTATTAGAACTATTAATCAAACGATTAATATCAGTAAAAACTTTATTGTTCATATAGAACGTTTGTTTAGCACCATACTTATCAGTAGTCATAATAGAAAGGTGACTATTAATAATATTGCCAAGAGTACGAATATTATAGAACTGTTTAAGAGCAACATAGTCATGGATTTGTTCCTCTACGGGGGAGAGCTTGTTGTCAACCCGTTTACGGTTCATTTCAATATTAATAGGCGGATTATGTCTATCACCATAAATACGTTCTATTTCATCACCAAATTTAGCATCAAGAGCAGAAATAACAGCATTAATACTATTAGAAGTTTCAACACCATTTGCTTTTGCCAAATCAACAAAAGTAGTAACAAGAGGGTCAAGTCCACTCTTAACTCCAAAACCTTGATTTTCATTAACATTACGGACAAGTTTATCCATAATAGGTTGATAAAGCATGCTAAGAGCTGTATCGAAATCAATACCAGCAATAGTCATTGTCTTGAAAGCAACGAACGTATATCGGTTAAGATTACGAACAGCATCGGCTTTCATAACGTCAAGAATATATGCAGTAGTTTGTGAAGTATAAGAAGTAATAAGAGCACCATGAATATTCTTATTATCAGTACTCCAACCAAGCTTATTATGACGAATAATAACTTTATCGCCATCAATAGTTACATTATCTTCTCCTTTAGCATTAAAACGAGCTTTAATGGTAGCTTCATCTTTATAGTATTTCTTAAGTTCAGATAAACTATAAACAACAGGTATAGATTTATGAGCAGTCATTCTTGTTACATTACCAATACTGGCAAGAGTATCAAGATTAACAGATATACCTTTAAGAGTACGTCCAGCAGAAGCAGCTTCATGCCAATTAAGCTGAGTAAGAAAATCATGCGAACCAACTCGATTAGGATTAACAACATATTGAGAAGCAGTATCAACACGTTTACGCCAGGCTTTATTAAACTCATCTAAAACTTTAAAGTTAGACGTACCAACATTCTCTTCAACAGCACTATCTAAATGAAGAATACTAATAAAAGCATCAAGCAAATCATTATTGCAATTACGAGTATCAACTCTATCTGTTTTATTAGCATTAAACCATTTATCATACGACATCATTTGGGCTTCTCTCGCGGACTTTTGTGCCTCGCTGAACTGTTGTTCACGTGCCTGCGAGAAAACGTCTTGTAGGGCTTCGGAGAGCTTCTGTGAGTGTTCTACGTTTGCATCCGACTGTGCGTCCATTTCTTGTTGCAGTTGCTCGAATACAAGCTGAACATTATCAAGAGCTTCGGTTTCAGTAATACTACCAGACATTTTAAGCTCGTAAAGACGAGTAAGAACTCCAGCAACATAATCAGCAGTTTTAACATTCTTAGGCTTATTACCAATAGTAGTAGCTATCTTGTATAAATCTTCTTTAACATTAGGATTCTTACTACTCTTAGCGGATTTCCAAATACCATCAACAGATTTATACATATCATCAATACGAGCTTTAACAGCTTCATAATAATCAGCATTTAATTTCTCACGTTCAGCATTGGATTGAGCTTTAATTTCATCTTTAGTAAGCGCAGCTTTATCAACATAATCACGAATCTTTCTACGAGCAATTTTATCAATATTAGAAAGAACATAATTAATATAACCAACTTTACTTTCTTCACTACCACGAGGCGCATCAAGATGAAATTTCTTATCGTTATAAACAGTAACTTTACCATCTTTTCCTTTAGTAAGACCAAATGTCATAGCATAAACACTATCAACATCATAGTCTGAACCAGATTGATGAACCCAGTTCTCAGGAAGAACAACAGTACTATCACTAACATCAGGAAGAAATTCAACAACACGCATAATAATAACAGATTGTTTACCCTCGGTAGGAATACGATAACCAATCATTGTACGAGCATCTTCGCTAACATCTTCTATATTAACACCGTCAAGTTCTTTGCTCCAACGAGGAAGTTTGATTTCAGCATAATAGACATCTTTACCGTCATATTTACCAATTTTACGATAAGCAAGTTTATCATCTGTGGCAGTATCTTTAGTTGTTTTCCAACCACCAAAACCAAAATCGGCAACCTGTGCAGCGTGCCAACCAGGCATACGTTGACGAGTAATCTCACGATTAAAAATACCGTTAACAAGATTTTCTATCTTATTAGAAATACTATTAAGATACATCGGATAACGAGGATTACCATTCTCGTCAGTAGTAAGAAAATCAAGAGTATTTTTATCTGCACCATTACGAGCAGCATTTTCGCGAGCAAGTTTCAAAAGTCTTTCATAATTAAGACCAAGAATATTACCTTGTTCGTCAAATTGAAGATTACCATTAGAATCAAGAGGAATATTAAGTAAAGTACAAGCGTTAGCAAAAGAAGTATTTATATTAGAAACAATATTACGGAAAACTCTTTGTTTAAGAGCACGACCAGTAGTATCATTAGGAATATTATCAAGAAGCTTCTTATAAACTTGAATACCTATTTTGTTCTCTTTATCTTTAAGATGAGAAGGAACTTCTTGCTGACGATAAAGATAAGTATATTGATAAGGTTCTTTATATTTATCAGCATCAGCAATAAAACGTTGAAGCTTAGCATCAGTTAGCTCCCCCGTAGAGGAATCCCACAGCTCAATCAATCTATTCTTAGCAGCTTTGGAAGTTTCAACGGTATTAAGTTGGTCAATTCCAGCAGCTTTCATAGCATTGTAAATAGCTTCAAATTCTGTTCCTTTTATAAGTTTAGGAATAAGAACATATTCGGCATTTTTAATTTGAAGAGGAACTTCACGATTACGAGCAGCATCATAATGAAGAGTATAATAGAAATTCTTTTGAACTTGAATTTTGTTAAGAGCATCAAAATCAATTTCTTCAAGAGGTTTATCACTAAGAAGTGCTTCTATAACATTTTTATATTTATTATATTCACCAGCTATATAAATACGACGAATAAATTCATCAAAAGTAATATAAGATTGAGCATCATTAACTTTTTCTTTACTACGATAAGCATCAAGAAGTTCTTCTCTACGAGCTTCTGGAACTCCAGCTTTTTTAAGTTGAGCTTCAATACGGTCAAGAGTTTCTTGTGTAGCAGCACGTTTTGTATTTAAAACTGTAACTGCGTTAAAAGAAGAACCAACTTCAAATTGACGACCACCAGCTTCAAATTTAATTTTAGGAGCAGTTGCAAGATTCGTATCGTTTACACGAATATTGCTATTACCAAAAGGAGCACCACTACCTTGAACTTCTTTAAGACGTTTAAGAATATCTCCACTGTTCTTATAGTATTTGCTTTTACCATTAAACAAATCATCAAGATTGCGCTGATGAATAACGTCATTAAGAAGAAATTCTTGTATTATTGTCTTATTAATAATAACCTTTTTAGCATTTTCATTAATAGCTTCCATATAAGTCAGAAACTCTTCTTTAAGACTTTCGTAAGCATTAGTAAGATAACTATCAAGATATTGAGAAATAGCATCATTAATGGCAGCAATTTGTTTATTATTAAGTATAACTTGACCATTAACTACTTGTATTCCAGTATCACCAATTTGACCATAAAGAATATCAATAACTTTACCATTGCCAAGAAGATTATCATACAGACTAAGATTAGCATATTCTGTATCTAATTCAGAAAGACGAGTACCACGACCATGAAGAACATATTGACCAGTAGTTTCGTCAATATGAAATGCTCCTTTATAAGTTTTAGTTTTCCCATTAACAGTTTCTTTATAATCAGCAACTTCATAATTTTCATACATGAGTTTTTCATCATAAGTGCTACTAATAACAGGAGCGCCATTTGCAAATTCAAAAGCATAACCAGGATTATTACTTGCTTCAAAGATATAAGCGTAAATATTATAAGCATCAAGAATTTCTTGATAAATAATATTACGGAAAGAAGCAAACATGGGATGATTTACATTAAAAGCTCGACCATTATCAGTGTCTTGAAAAAGACCATTCATATTAATAATAGGAGCTTTAAACATAAATTGGTTACCGGCATCAGACGGAATGCTAAGGAAAAGATTAGCAAAACGAACTTTATGGTCTTTACCATTAAACGTAATAGATTCTTCTTTGGCAGCAATAAATTCAAGGAAATTAGACATAAGATAATCTCCTTTAGTCATAGTCTTATAGATATAAGGAGAATAATCTCGTCTATCATTAGCACCATTAAAGAAACTAACTCGCATTAATTCTTTTCCATAAGAAGTAAGTTCGTATTGATTACTAACTTTTCTAAATAAACCAGGAACAAGATTGCCATTATTGTCAACTTTCTCAATAAGAATGTTACTATAATTATAATCTGTACTTTTAAACTTTTGTTCAGCAAAAACACGACATGCTTCTTCACTATCAAGTATTTGATTAAAAGTAAGAACATAGTTACGGTTAAGAACATCTGATTGAAGATTACCTTCTGGATTACGACTATTAAGAGAAACAGAAGTCGCTAAATATTTATTAAGTTCATTGGCAAATAAACGAAGATTTATAATTTGTATAGGACGGAAAAAACTACCTTGTTGAGCGTCAAACACAGCACGTTCTTCAGGAGTAGCTTTAATATATTTATTTTTAATATCATTAAATTCACGAGAAGTTTTAAGAGTATTTGCTAAATTATCAATAAACTTATTATATAATTTAGGTTTACGAAGATTACTCATAGTTTGATTTTCACTACGAGCATATTGTTTAATAGCGTCAACTGTAATATTAGGAATAACAAGTTTAGCTATCTTATATATTTTATAAACAAATTCTTCTTCGGTAACATTACTATAAGTAATATTATTTTTAGTAAATTCAAGAAGTTTATCAAGTTGACTAATAGCTTTATTTGCTTTAGGAATAGAAATATTACGAACAGCGTTATCAAGCTTATTGAAAATAACATCTGCTGGATGAGCAGATAAATTGGTAACATTAGTACGAGGATTACCTTTGCTATCAATATAAGTTTCAGTCTTATTAGGAATAGGACGATTAAAAATCATTCTAAACTTATAAGCAAATTGAGGATTTTCTTTAAGATATTGTTTAATATAAATAAGAGATTCAGCTCCTTTTACATTATTGGCAACTTCTTCAAGACTATCCATAAATACGTCAAAGTTATCGTTACGAACTTTGGTATAAAGAAGAGCTTTTAGAAAATCAGCATCTTCATATTCAAGCGTACCAACATTTTCATTAACTTTACGATAGAAACGATTATTACCTTTTGCGGTAGTATTGATAGTAGTATTTTCAAGTTTAGGAACAGTGTTAAGAAAAACTTTAACTATTTCGTCAATGTGACCTTCATAATTAGTAATAGCACCAAGAGTATTCGTAAGCTGTTCAAGAGAATTATCAGTAGCATCTACTGCATCTGCATTAAGTTCTCCAGTTTCATAAAAATCTTTACTATCAGAATCAATTGTATCATCGTCAGAAGTATCATCAAGACGATTAATAATAGATGCTACTTGTTTATGATTAGCAACTTCATTAAAGAAATTTTTATCTTGAAGAAGCATAATCATATTATAATGGTTTCTAAGAGGAATAGTATTAATTACATTACTAAGATAACCAAGTATTTGAGAACGAGGACTTCTATTACTCATAAAAGATTGAATAGTATTACCTACTTCAGCATTAATATTAGCGTAATAATTACGAGCAGTAGCAATAAAATTATCAACAATTACTTCATATAATCTATTATGAAGTTTGTTATAAGTTTTAATAAGATTACGACCGCTAAACAAATCATTAAAATAAATAACATTAGCAACATTAGCTAAATAATTAATAGCATCAACACGAGCAGTATAAGAACTAAAACCTTGATTTTTCTCTTTGGCTTCATTATTTATAATGTCACTAATACTACGAGTAAAATTAGCTTTATAAGCAACAATAGCTTTATAAAGTTCATCTATATTTTCATAGTCGATATTATTATCAACTAAATACTTTTTAAAACCGTCTTCTTGGGTAACGGCAAAAAGGGCATTGTAACTCTTTGTTCCTTGTCCAACCTCAGTTGCAAGTTTTTTGTTAAGAGCGTCATTATTAATAACGACTGTACTACAATCCATAACATTAATAAGTTTATTGTTAATAATAGCATTATCGGACACGAAGTAAAACATACTTACATGCCCGATAATGCGGTTTATTTGGCTTCTAAGCCACGTTTGTTTTAAGTCGATTAATCTATCGGCACGTCATATAAAGTTCGCCACGTAGCAGCGCTGAACGCATAGCAGGCTGTAATGGTGTCGGCATGCCGTTCACGAAGTCGGATAAATTTTGTGCCGTATAATTGTCGCTAACAGCACTAAGTAGATTATCATCATTATAACCACCATCATCTGGATTAGCAAATTCATCATTACCATAAAAATCAGGATTATTTAAACTTTGTTCAGAAAGGTCAATATCATAACTTTGTGGAGCAACATCAACAGTTATAGCAGTATTATCAGATTTAGGATTAATCTCATTCAAAAGAATAAGCTCACGTTCAAGCAAACTATCTTTATTAACTTCAATACCGAGAATATCTATAATAATATCAAGAAGTTGTCTAAGAAGAGATTTATTCTCATTATTATCAAGTCTTGTTCCATCAGCAGAAATATTATTAAGATGATTAATAAGTTCTCCATTGGTAAGACTTTCAACAATAAATTCTTCAAGATTAATAGATTCGTCGGCACGAATATTAAGGAATTTGGTATAAGAAGCATCATCAGGATGATTTTCTTCTACATATTTTTTATAAGCTTCATATATAGGACGAAGTTTATCAAGAGCTTCTGTACGAGTATATTTATTATTTAAATTCTGATGAAGACTTTCATGTATAAAACGTCTTAAACCCCAGAAGTAATCATGTTTAGCAAATTCATTGGCATTAAAACTAATAGCGTTAGTTTCATAATCGTATGCAGCATAAGCAGGATTACCTTGTGCATCAAGAAGATTATTGTCTACTTCCGCTAATATAGGCAAGAAGCCTAAATTATCAATAGCATCAAGTATTTTTAACGCATTTTCATTTCCATCAAGTATAGTTTTATAAGTGTCAATTATAGTATTACCTTTATTAAGTAAATCAACAAAAACAGCAGAATCAAATTTATCAGTTAATTTTTTGGAAGAAACAGCATTATTAGCAGCAATAACAGGATTAAATATAGTATTAACTGCAACATACTTATTGTGGCTATAATTGTTTCCATTATCATCTTTAGTAAGTTTGGTTCTAATCAAACCATTATTAACAAGAAACTCTTGATAACTATTATATTCAGTTTTATAAGAACCAACATTAATATAAACTTTACCGTCTTTTTTACCTACATATCTACCAGTAATTTCTCTTTTAGTTTTATCAGCAGCCATTTTAAAAGGAACACTAATAAAAGAATTATTGATAAAAATATCAATATCTTCGAGCAAATCTTGATTATTATTGGCTTGATTAAAACTACTTACATAAGCATAAGTTTGTTTAGTATTAGCAGCTTCAACAGAACGATTACTCCTATTTGCTATATCAGTATTGAAAGCAACATTACGTCCATATCGACCAGACGCTTCATTAAGGGTAAACAAATAATGTTTATTAGTAGTACGTTTACCGACATCATCACGACCTTCTGTATAAAAATAAAAACTAATAAAACCTTGCTTAGCATTATGGAAAAAGTCAACTCCATTAAATAAACCAGTTTTACCAAAAAGTTCACCAGCATATTTAGCTACATCATCAAGACTTATTTTATTGCTAAGAAAACCATGTATCCAAGCGGCTATTTCTCCACGCATACCTGCTTTAATACCATCAATTTTATCATTAGATATATCAGCAAATAAAGGTTTAGCTATTTGAGCCATATCATAGCCACCGTGACCATCAGGTATAAACAAAAACGAAGTACCAATAAATTTTTCTTTGTCGCGAGCAGTACGAAGACCATCTTCGTCATTAACTTGAAACAAACCTCTTTGGGTAACAGTAGCAAGTTTAACTTTATCTTCACCATATTCATCAACAGCATCAAGAACTTCTTGACTTGCTTCATCAGTCAAAAGTATAGTTCCGCGATTAACTTTACCAACAACAAAATCTCCTTGAACTTCGCCATTAGCATAAGCATAAGTTTGAGCATAAGAAGAACCAATCTTCAAGAACCAATCTTCAACACTATCTTTAATTTCAGAAGGATGTGCAAAAGCAGTTCCGATAATATCTGCAAGATGTTTAACATGATTATAAATATCATCTTCAGATTTAACACCAACACTAATATTATTATTTTCAATTAAAGGATAAAGACGAGCAATTTCTTTTTGTACTTCTGCATCCTCTACGGGGTTAAGACCTGAATAACTAAGTTCAAGAATACGTTGATTGAAGAGAAATAGTTCATTAGCTAAAGTAGGATTATTATTTATAATATCAAAAACATAATCTTTAAAATTACTATCTACACTGCCATCATCGTTAATAATAACATTATATCTCCAACCGTAATTAACATGACTAAGAGTACCAGTTCTATCATCGTATCTGGGAATACCCATATAACCAACAACTCCATGAGTTTTAGGATTAATAAAATATAAACGAGATTTATCTTTACTAATATTGGCTACAAGTTTATCTCCAGGATTAAGATTTACAACAGCAGTATATCTTTCTTCATTATTAATAGTATCATCAACATTTATAGTATTTTGATTACTTGTAGAAAGCAAAGAAAGACGATTTTCAGCATGCTTATAAATACGATTGGCTTTTTGTTCTCTACTTAGACGATAAATGCTTGGGTCGTCAGTAGCAACAAATTTTTGATTAATAGGACTTTGAAGATATTTAGCAACTTCATCAAATAAAAACTCTGCAACTATATCTGTACCAGCAATATTATAAATATGAGCAACTAAATCTTCTATATTAAAGTAAGTTTTATCGTTAATCTCAAAACCAAACTTTTCTTTAGTATTAGGATTAGTCTTATCAACAAATTGCTCAATAATAGTTTGAACAGCAGAACGATTTCCACGACGACGATTAATAAGAGCAAACAAAGCTCTACGAAGCATTATCTTATCGTTATCATCTAAAGCACTGGTAAGAATACCTTGTTGACGAACGACATAATCTCCATAAATAGCACCTACAAGATTATTCCAAGCAACATCTGCATCTTCTTTAACTATACCAGCAGACTTAGCCGCAGCAATAAAAGAAGAATAAGCGGTTTGAATATCATCAGCGGTAAGAGTTTCTGGATTTTCAATATTAGTACCAAACCATTCAAGAAGAAAATCATGTATAGCAACATCATCATAAACAGTTTGCGCAGGTTTATTTGCAGGTTTATCTGTGTTTCCATCCTCTACGGGGGGTTGCTCAGTTGTATCGGCTTGATTGGCAGGATTGGCATTATCTACTGGATTAGTAGGATTAGCAGCATTGTTAATAGGAGCAGATACAGGCGCAGCAGACGATTTAGACGCAGTACCATTAACCTCCCCCGTAGAGGATTGAGCTGCATCAGCATTTGCTGCCTCGCTTAAATTCGTACCACCAGGTTCTTGTTCAGGTTCTTTAAAAGCGTCATGCTGGTCTTGTATTTCTTTAAGTCTACGAAGACCATCAATATACGCATACATTTCGTCATTGTTAATATCAGAAGCAGTAAAAACAGTTTTGACTTTATCATAAGTACGAGCATCTTCTTCTGATAGATTATTACTATCAAAAATATTATCTCCATACTTATCATAAAGTCTTTCTAAATCTTTAAAAGCTCCATCAACAATATCTTTACGAGCTTTATCAAAAAACTTATTATAATGCTTAATCTGCTTTTTAAGAGATTTATCATCATCTTTAACAGTATTTTCTTCAATAGCATTATTTAAACGACGATTATAAAGATTATAAACAATATCATATTCATTGCTATATAAATCTCTAAATTCTTTAGCTTTTTTGGCAACACTATCATCAGTTTGTTCAGTAAAGCCAATAGGCGGATTATCTTCAAGATATTTAATCTTAGCTTGAACGTCAGCAATTAATTCTTGATTAGAAGAATTATCTTCACTAAGACGAAGATTAACAAGCTGATTGCGAAGAGTAAGAAGTTGATTTTCATAAACGTCTTGTTCAATAGCTTGTTCATATTCAGGAGTTATATGTCCAGCATTAGCAACTTCTTCATTATAAAGATTTTCATAAGCAGTAAGCATTTGTTTTCTATAATGCTCAGCATTCTTTCTATTAAGATGTTGACGTGCAATAATTTGAGCAATATTAAAATTAGCTCCATTCTTCATAGCACGATTAACCATAGTAACGTAGTCTTTCTTAGCAGCAGCAACATCTGTAATAGCATCTTGCTGGAATTGAGTAGCTTGTTCTTCGGTAAGACCAAAACGTTCTTTATAACCTCTACGAACAGCGTCACTATTAAGATAAGCTTCAAGAAAATCTACATTGCCAACATCAACAGCATTCATAACAAGCTGTGAAGTATATTGTTTACGAGCAACTTCTAAAAGAAATTCTTTCTCAGCATTATTAGAAATAACAGGATTGTTTCCGTTCTCATCAGTAGCAAAAGGATTAACATTATCTTCATTAATCTTTTTAATTTGTTGTTGATATTGCTGTGCAACAAGTTCACGATTATTAATTTCATTCTCTCGTTGTTTCTCAGCACTAACAAATTCTTTATTAAATTTACGATTATAAAGCTCACCAACACTTTGAGCACCAGCACTGAAAACTACGCCACCAAGAACTCCCCAAAAAGCACTTTCCCACATGTGAGGGTCGGTAAGATAATCGTTAAAATCTTTAATGGGAGTATCTTTATCAAAAACATATCGAGCAAGCTCCATACCTTTTTCAGAAGCAACATAGTTAACAGCTTCTTCAACACCCTCTGTCCATTCAGTACGAACACCATGAAGAGTGTTATAACCAAGATTAGACATAACTTGTTTAGCTTTATCAAGACGAGTAACAACTCGAGCAGCATCATCGGCAGCTTCTGCGGCAGTCATTCCAAACCTACGAGTAGCAACTTCATTAATATTACGAAGATTAGCACTCTTACCAACAGCTAAAGGAGAACCAGCAAGTTTACGTAAACCATAAAGTTGAAAAACATCAAAACCAACATTCCACCAGTCGGTATTAAAAGTAACATCAGCAGCATTGGTTGCAATATCTTCTGCGATAGAATTGTCATCCATTTCAGCATATTGAGGATTATTTTTATTAAATTCAATACGCTGTTCAGGAGTCATATTTTGAAGCTCACTTAAAGCATATTCTTTAGCATTTTCTTTAGTACCAATAGCTTCTTGATAATTCTCAAGCAAACGCATAGTAGTACCACCAATAATGTTCTTAGCACCAGTAGCTATAATATCACGAGTTTTTTGTCCCATGTTGACAAGATTGGCAGCTTTTGTTGCAGCTTTAGAAAGACCTAAAAATTTACCAAGAGCACCAGCAGCTTTAGCAGTACCAAGTCCAGGAACCATAAGAGTAAGAGAAGTAGCAATACTCGGAGCCATTTCAGCCCACCAAGCCACATCAGCAACGTCAAAAGCTTTATCTGGATTTTCACGATACAGAGGCATACGAGCATCTATAGCATCTTTGAAATCAGATAAAGCTTGAATAACTTCAGGACGTTCATAATTAAAACCATCCTCATCTAAAGCATCTACTAAAACAGATGCTAAATCGGCTGTACCGACAACAGTTCCAACAGTAATAGTGTTTAAGGTTCTACCAAGACCATAAATAACTTGACCAACATTACTTTGATTTTTAGCACGCTCTAAATTAAGAGTTTCTTCATCATCAAAATTATTTACATAAACATCGTAAGGAGCATAATCTTTTGGATGAAGATTAATAGGCGCATTACGATAACTAAGTCCTTCTGTAAATTGTTTTGTAAGTCCAGTAGTATTACTTCCCTCAGTATCTGTATTAACAAGAAATGGGGGCTGAAGTGCCCCCTTTTTAGTCTTAGGATTATAATCAGGATTTGGAACTCTATTTCCCTCTTGTAAAAACTTTAATACATCCATGTTATCTATAATTAGTTAAGTTCCTACTAATAATATTTGATATATTGCCAGCATAATCAGTAGTACCGTAAAGATATTGAGAATATGCTTGAGAAATACTATTAATAATGGCTTGAGTATAAGAAGCATTAGGAGCATTTCCGGTAACATAAGCATCTCCTAAATCTTCAAGTCGAATACTCTTTTCAATCAAGTCTTGAGCTTCCATAGGACTAAGACTACGAATAACTTGATTATTTGTTACATTAACAAGGTCAAGGTCTGGAGTAATTCGATATTTGCCAATATTAGCATCATAAGGACTATTACCAATATTAAATTGCTGTTTATAACTACGAAGATTTTGTGTACGCATACCAGCTTTAATATTGGTATCTTGCATCCATTCTTTGGTCATAACAGGATTAAGGTCAAAACGAATACGTTTAGGAGCATCGTTGGGTTTCTTCGGGTCTTTGACACTAACAATAGCTTGAATAGAATTATTGAAAGGAGTTATACCTTTAGTAACAACATTTTCTTTAGCATTAGCAAGAAGATTAGTATATTTAAGTTCTTCTTCCGTATCCATTTCACGATAAGTATTCAAATCTTCATCGTAGATATAAGTATTAGGACTTTGAGTTAAATCAATATTGCCAATACCTTGATAGAAACGTTCATCTTCAATATTCATAATAGCATTGTTATCTTCACGCTTACCAATACCATGCTTAATATTATATTCAGCTTGTGCTTGTGCAGGCGTAGCATTAGGAGAATATTGAGTAGGAACAGTAACTTCTTGTTCTATTACAGTATTAGCATTGTTGCTAAGTTCGTCACCAAAATTAGCAAAATTAGTTATAACACCAGAAAGAACACCGCGTGTGCCAAAATCTCCAGCTAATTGATTAGGTATAGTAGTATCCGTAACAACATCATCGGTCGTACCGTCACTTTTTACTCGAACAGCATTTGAACCAATTTTACTTTTATCATCATTTCCAAAAGCTGCTTTTATAGGAGCAATAATTCCTTGAAAAGCGTCACTAAAGAAACTATTATGTTCATTTCTTGCATCGCGAATAACTTTAGCAAAAGTGAACAAATTGTTTTTATATTCACGAGGAAGTTCTACATATTGTTTACCATTAGCACGTCCAACTTTAATACCAAGAGCCCTAATTGCAGCATCACCACCAGCATTTTTAACTAAAGTAGCATATTCGTCTTCACTAACATATTGACGAACGGCAGTAGTTTCAGGGTCAAATATAACATCGTTATAATGATTAACAGCGTTTCTAAATCTATTATCAGCGGGTAAATCAGTACCGGAACTAAGAGCTGTATACATTTCAAAAGCATCACCGGCTTCTGTTCCTTTCTGAACACCAAGAAGATTATCAAGAAATTCTTGGTCATCTGAAATAGCTTTAACAGCTTTAAGAGCAATAAGCTTATCCATGCCATTAGGCATAGCATCTACTTGTTGGCGTAAAGCATCTGGAGTAAGAGTATTCACATCGGCATTAATACCATTACGTGTAAAGACTTCACCAAGAGCAGCTTTATTAGATTGAATATTACCACGAGCATTAATAGCGCTTTGATTTTTAACAGTAATACTCGGAGCGTCATACATTTGATTAGGAAAGCTCATATCTGAAACAGGAGCACCACTTCCAGCAGCAAGCTTTCTTGCAGACTGTAAAGCAGTTCCAAATTCAGCACTACTATAAACACGATTATAAGTAGCAGCTTTAATAAAATTATTAAAACGACGATTAATAAATTCTTGCTCATTTAAAAGATTACCGTTATGGTCACGAACATCGGCATTCTTACCTTGTGTTTGGTCTTTCCACATAGCAATCTTATAATCTTGTTGAAGACTCGCTTTAGCACCAGGAGTTCCCTCAATAGCTGCGTCAATAGCGACTTTAAGTTTTTCAGCACTAAGTCTATTATACTTAGTACCTTGTTTCATAAAGATTTCTCCAGTAGCAGATTGAGTAAAATCATTAGTAGGATTGCCATTAGCATCAAGGAAAGTATAACTTTCTCCGCCACCGGCATCTTCTTGAACCATTTTCAGAGCTTGATTATAAATAATAGAAGTAGGTATTTCACTAACTTCTTGTTCAGCAGGTTTCCATTCAGTACCACCAATAACGTTTCCAGCAGCATCAAGTTTATCTTCATAATGATAAGTATTAGCTTGACGATAATAATTTTTATAATCTTCTGATAAATCAGTACGAGCATTAAGATTATCTTGATAAGCTTTATATTGTTGTTGAGCACGAAGACGACCAAGAACTCTTGGGTCAGACATAAGATTGCCAGCTTCAGCAACAATATCATCAAGAGCATAACCTTTAAAATCGTCAATCATAGCATCGTTAATTTTACTTTGAACATTGTTAACAAGAAGCTGTTTAAATTCATCTTCTTGAGCATTAAGTTCAAGTTGACCAATTTGCTTTTTTAATTCGCTTTCTTGAGCAACAGCAACATCATGACGATTTTGAAGATAATCATAAGTTTGTCCAATCACTTGCAAATTGTGTTTTGGAACATAAGTATAATCAACAGTTTTAAAACTTCCAAAAGGCATAATACATTATTTTATTCATTAATACCAAGAGCACGTAACATAAGTTTATTCACATTCGGAGCACGAAGACCAAGAACTTTCAGAGTTTCTTCATCAAGTCTGGCTTGACGTTTGTTTCTATTCCAAATATCAAAAGCACTACCAACATTTCCAAGCAGATTGCTAATAATATTAGCTCTTGCTTCTGCTTTAGCTCCATCAATTCCAGCCTTATGAATAAGAGAATTAATTCTATTACCAGCATTAAATTGGTCAGCTTGTGCTTTGAGATTAGCATTTGCTGTAGAAACAGCAAGTTTGTTTTGAATATTGGCAGTATCAGCGGCAAGACGAAGACGAGCACGATTAGCCATTTGAGCAGCAAGTGCTTGATTATACTGGTCATAACGAGCAAGATTACGAGCAGTAACTTCTTGCTGATTAAGTTTATCCTTATTAATCAATTCAGTTTCAATATTCTCTTTTTGAGCATAAACTTGATTCTTAGCTTCTTGTCCACGAAGAGCAGCAAGTTGTTTACGAGCAAGACCTACACGACTATTGGAAGTATTGCGGTCAATATCTCGCATAGTGCGACGAGTCTCGTCTTCTATTTTAGCAAGCTGAGGATTAGCATTATAACGAGTTTTAAGTTTAGCAGCAGCCATTAAAATAGGTTCAGGAATATCTTTTAAATCTTCTTTATTAAGTTTAATCTCGCCAGGATTGGAAATAACAGGAGCAGTAATAGTAGGAGGTGTATAACTATGAAGTTGATTAGCAAAAATATTACCCATAAGAGCGTCTATAACAGACGAACCAATATTAATACCAAATTGAATATTATCAAGATTTCGAGTTTTAACAATATCTTCTTGATAAGGACGTTTTAAATTATCTAATACAGAAAGATAATTTATATCGTTATTAACGTTTTTAGCAAGACGATTAACAACAGTAGAAGTTAAATTACGTCTAATCATAGCAGCGTTTTCATCGCTTGCAGACATAACTTTAGAACCGTCAAGAGGATTAATAGAAGCAACTGGAACAGAAACAGATTGTTGTTTATTGTCACCCCCCGTAGAGGCTGAAGAAGTATTACTTCTTGTACCAATAGGAAGATTTAGTATCATTCTTTGAAGAGCATCCATATTATAATCAGAATCAGGAATGTTAACAGCAGGAGCTTCAACAAAGTAATGAGTTTCTCCATTCTTTTTATAAGTAGGAGCATTATTCGCAAGACCGTTAACTACATTACGAACAAGTTGTGGAGTAGTAATATCAGTAGTAGGAATATCAATATCATTATCTATAATATTAGAATTTGTATTAGGAAGAGGAATAGCTTCATTTCTATCAGTTACAAGATATTGTTGACCTTTATAATTAATAGTATCACCTACATTATATTTTTTATCATTAATTCTAAAACCGCTACCAACTTTAGCTTTAGCTCGACCGCCAATACTAAACTTACGAGTTCTTTTTTCGGTTTCAGAAATAACATGTGCGACAGAAGTATTATCTTGTTTAGCATCCAAAGGCTTTTGAGAAATATCAGCAGTAACTAAACGATTATGCAAATCAGCCCAACCAACCCTACGAGGTTTTTCAGGTTCTTTGTCAACAGTACCTTTTGGCATAATTATAGCAGAAGCTAAAAGACTAAGATTGTGAAGTCCAGGTTTAGAATAACGTCCATTAAAACGAGGTTTTATTTCACCACCATAAGCAAAAGCTTCACGTGACGGAGTATGAATTAAACCATTGCGAACATTACCATTTATAGAAATAACTTTTCCCATTTTAGATTTACGTTTTGTTCCATATTTAGCAGCATAAACAGGAACGGTGTTAAGATTTATATTGTTAAGATTAAGTTGATTAGGGTCATTGTGCATAGCAACGTTATTAAGCAAATCAATTATTTCGTCTTCTTTAAAAGTATTAATAAGATTATAATCAGTAGCAGTTTTACGAAGTTCTCGAAAACTATCTTTATCATAAATAGTATTCGGGTCAAGATTATTAGCTTGACGGAACTGCATCAAACGAGAATAAACTTCGGTAGGACGACGAAGATAAGTAGAAGAACTTGAACTTCCAAGTATATCGCTAATTACTTGTTCTTGTTCAGTAGCACGAGAAGCATGAGCATTTTCGTGAGTACGAACAGTAGTGTCTTTAGCAAATTCTTCTTGATTAATATAACTACTATGCGTAGGAGCATGATAAGCACCACCAATAACTCCTTGACCAGTTTCTGGAGTATTAAGTCTAAGCTTCATACTTTGAGCATTGCGAGCAATCTCTTTACGGTAATCGGTATCACTCATAGAAGGAGTACGAATAGCAGCACGTTTACCATAATTCATAGCAAAACCAATAGGAGAATGAAATTCACGAGCAGTATTACGACTTTCTGCTTGACGTTCAAGACGACCATCTCCTAATTGATTATTATAACGACCAGTAGCTAATCGAGAAGCATTCCAAGTATCAAGAAAATCGTTTTGATTAGTAGGAAGATTACCACCTAATGGTTTCTTATGAGATTTTGTAATAACTTCTTTATCTTTTTTGTTATAAACATTATTAATTTTATTATAAAGAAGATTAGTAGAATAAGAAACGTGTTGTACAGGATATACGTTATCGTTGATATAAGTATTGATTCTATGATTATCGGATTTATTAGCAATGTTATTTCTAACTCTTCCATTTCCACCTAATTTCTTTTTATTAGTTTTATTTTCATCTGTTACAAGATTAACAGATTCTTTACCGATATTATAAGCATCAACAGCAGTATTTATACCTCTACTGGCAGCAGCAAAATTTTCATAATTAGCCCAATTACTATCACTAAGTTTATTATATCTATCAAAATAATGAATAGCTTTGTTGTAATTTTTAATATGCTCGCCTTGAACTCTATCAAGGTCAACATCACCGCCAGGAGTATATATTTCTCTTCTACGCATTCGTTCTGCTAAAGTTCCATCACGAGCAGATTGATTAAAAGAACTAATAGCTTTTTGAAGAGTTTTATCACGATTTACAACATCAGAAATTTTCTTACCTTCTTTAATAAGGGATTGGTTTTTGGTAAGACGCCCAAGTCCACGAGTAAGCTTACTAAGTACACGAGCACCAGGAAGCACAGACAAACCAGCCAAAACCATTTCGGCATTACTTCTATCATTATTGCGAGCATTAATGATATCGAGAACCCCAGAAATAGGAGTAGGGTCAAATAAACCAACAAGGGCATCTGTCCATTCGCGAGCTTTTGCAGCTCTTTTATAATTCTTTGACGCATCATAAATTTTACCACCATTTTCATATTTAGTACCATCATCGTTAATGCGATTTCTATCTTTAAATTCTTCTTGTGCTTTAAAAACAGCATCAGGATTAGCTCCACCCATTACAAGTTCGGCTGGACTATTGCCTTGAAGAAAAGGAACAGAAGAATAAACTCGAACTTCTTTAGGACTAACTTTCATAACTTCTTCACCCTCAACTTCAAGACCAGTTTTTGGGTCAGCACCAATATCAACTCCGCCAGCGGAATGTTTCCTACCTTTTATATAATAAAAGTTATTACCAAGAGGAATAGCATTTCCGCCACGAATTATATTAGGAACATAATTACCATTACCATCTCCTAATACAAGACTTTTTTTATTATTAATTTTTCTCATCACTTAAACAATATTTGTATTAATATAGCAAGGACAAAAATCATATAAGCAAAAACTCCACCAAAAGCAGTAACAAGAAAATTTTTAATATCAAATTTAGTATCAATAAATTCTTTAACTAAACCAATAACAATAGCGGCAATAACTCCAATAATAGTAGTAATAAAATATTTAGCAGTAGTCATAGCAGCTTCTTGTACAATAATAATAATATTAAAAACAAAAGCAATTACAGCACCACAAAGAAAATGAAGAACTTTATCAATTCCAAGTTTATTAACAACTTTATTAATAGGATTAATCATATCTGTATTATTGTTTTTATAATTCAACATAAAATATTCATTTTAAGGCTCTCTACGGCATTTTATCTCAATCGTGATAGATTAATCATTTCCGAGGATAAAATGCCATACAGCGAAAGTCTATGCTATTAGCGAGCGCGTTTCATCAGCTTTTTACGCCCGCCATTGCGATAACGAGGCTGATACATGGTATTGCTTCCAGCAGCAATAGCAGCAGTAGGAGCTTGACCAAGAGTATTCATAGTAACTATATTATTATTCTGAGCATTAGCATAACTTGCTTTATTTTCTCCAACTTGACGACCAGTAAATTTATCAGCAACACCATCATAAACTTCTAAATCAGCAGGCTTATAAGTTCTATAAGTATTAGTACGATAGTTAAGCTTAGTAGAAGTTGGAGTATAAGTTGCTCCTGTATTAGCAAATATACTACCAATGCCAGAACTAACACCGCCAACAACATCACCAAGTATCTGCCCCGTAGAGGATTGCATAAACGAGCCAAGACCAGCTTTGCTTCTTCCCTTACGGGGGGTGGTTGTGCCGCAAGCAGCTTTAGCACGTGTTCCACAAGCAGCAGCTTTTCTTGTACCACAAGCAGATTTACTACGACCACCGCATTTACGAAGTTTACGCTTACCACCACAAGCCATAAAACGGTTACGAAATTCTTTATCAAGTTCAGCTTGATTAGCATATAATGCAGTAAGACCGGCAGCGTTTTCGATACCAGTCTTCTTAGCAGCAAGCTCATTCTGTTCACGATTAAGCTTTTCCTGCGCTTGTACATTTAAAACATTTTGCTCATATTGAGCATCAATAGCAGCTTGTTGATTTTTATACTGTGTATCAATAGCATTTTGCTGATTAAGAGCATTTATTCTTTCAGCTTCGGCTTGAGCAGCAGCTTGTTTCTTTTTCTTCTTATTACCGAAAATACCACCGATAATTCCACCGACAGCACCAATAGCAGCACCAATAAATGCTTTATCACGACCTCTATCATAATATTTAGTTTCCATATTTTATGTATTGAAATAAGCTTGTATATCTTTAATTAAAACTTTTTTATTAGTGTTTCTAAAAACAAAACGAACAATGACATATTTACCAACCATAAGTTTGGCATCAACAGCAGTTTGATTATATTCAAGTTCGTTGTTATATTTACCAGTAATACGACCAAATATTTCTTGCTCTTTATAACTTTTAAGTTTATTATAAAACCAATTAAAATTCCAACGACCAAATTCATAAACAGGCTTCTTATATTCAGCAACAGAAGCACGTTCTTCGTTAAGATTACAGTAATCTGAATAACAACAATTAGTATAAAGATAACAACCAAGAACATCAAAATAGTCATCTTTTTCTTTATTCAGCATATAAGTTATAAAGTTAACAACCTTAATATTATTAGGATTAGTAGAATTAAAATAAACATCAATATAAGAACAAGTTTTACTTTCAATGAGTTCATTGTTCATAAACTCATTTAGCACATCATCTTCATATTCGTTATATACATCTTTAGTAAATTGACGAATACGATAATAACTATTAGTAAAATCTATAAGATAAAAGTTATCTTTAAGACTAACAAATTTATAATTAGAAGTATAACTATGGCTACTAAGCCAATCATTATTATAAAGACTATAACTAAGAATACAAGATTTCCAAGCACCAGTAGTATCTTTCTTCATAAAGTTAAATAAAAGACGAGCATTAGCGGAATCATAACCAATATAAACACGGTCAGCACTATAAGCTTCAACGAATTTAGTTATATCGTTATTGATTTCTTCAACAGAACCAGCATCAAATTTATAAAACTTACGAGCATTAGAATCATAAAAGATATAACCAAAATCTCCATTGATATAAGAAATAAAATCTTGGAAACCACAAATACCAAACTTAGTAGTAAAGACTTCTTTATAATCAACTTCAAATACATCTGGCATTAACATCTGAACTGTTTGCTTATTTGTTTTAAGTTCATTATTAATATCAAAAGCAAAAAGACTTTTTTCTGTATGAACAAGAAGATAAGTACCAGCAGCAACAATATTAGTAATATCACCTTTATTTTCACTTATAATCTTATAACTTTCAGGAGATATATGCTTCCAAGCATTAACAACACTTTCATCACCGATAACGTTAGTACGATAAACAGTTTTGGAATATTGCTCACGCTTATAAAGCTCATTAGTCTTATTATAATTAATAATAATACGACGATAGAAAGAATAATAATTAGAAGTAAGATTATATAAATCATTAATACGAGAAGGGTCTATAATAAGGTTAGAACCTTGAGTATTTTCAGAACCATCATTATAATTATAATAAACAGTACGAGGGGACATATTAACTTTCTTCCCCATAAGAAAATAATGACTTTCATGAACAAAAGTAAAAGAATAAATCAAAGGTTTATTAGCAACAGTTTCACCGTCACCGTAAAACTTAGTACCAGTAGTAGCATCATAAGGATTCCAATCTACATCACTAAAAATAATACCATGAGGATGAAAAGTAAATATTGTACTAACATTCCAATAATAATTCCAAGCATAATTAACTTTAACATCAGCATTATTAACTTTTACAGTAGACTTACCATAAGTATAATTAGCATTAGGGTTATATTCTTTAACATATTCAATATAACCAAGAGAAATAAGATTTTTATCGGCATCTCTATAAAGTTCTGAATAATCATCAGTATAAACATCACAAAGAGTAGTACCATGATGGTCGTTAAAACCAGACGAAAGCTGAATTTTAAGAACACCCTCTTTACCAATATTATCAAAACTATTAGGCGGAAGAATAGAAGTAGAATTAATACCAGTGCTTGCATTTGCGGCAGTAGGATTGTTAAGACGAGTATTAAGATTACCGTCATCGGTATATTGGAAGTAACAAACTTCACTTATTTTATTAGCATCAGTTTTACCACCAACAATACTAAACTCAGGATAATTAAAACGACAAGGACTATCGGCACTACCAGTATTTTGTCCTTTGACATCATAAAGATATTTGTCAGCTTGAGTTATAAAACCACTGCCAATTTCAACATATTCAGGTTCAGCATAACTAATAAAATAGCCAACAAAACCCTCAAGCATAGGAATATGTTCAAAGACAATTCCACCAAGAGCGATTTTATCGGCAGGACAAACACAACGGCAAAATCTATTATTATCACTTCCAAAAATAGTACAAGTAAGTTTAGTCCCCTCAACAGAAGGAGTTCCACTATTAGCAGTTAAAATAGGAACACCGTCTGTATAAGTTCCATTTGCATAAACATAATGAACAAAGAAACAATAAACTCCACGACGACCAGGCTTAGGTTTAAAGAAATTAATAGCTTCGGAAACTTCAGGATAATCACCTTCATCTCTATCAATAGCAGTTATAACAACGTTTCCCATTTTAGCAAGAAGCTGTCCATAGTCAGTTTCATTTAAAAACGGTTTGTTTTTATTAGCAATTTTATAATTAGCAAGATAAACTCTATTACGATAATTATCAAGAGTTTTAACATTATAAAAATTAAAAGGTTCATTGGTAAGTTCTTCAAGTGACATAGTTTCAAAACTATTATCAATTGTAAACTCAACCATAGTACCAATACTTTTCTTATCCCAAACAACAGCTTCGGTAGAAGCATTTCCATTTACAATAGCGGCAAGTTGGTATTTAGTATAATTCTGTCTTGTATCAGTAAATATACGAACTTGAACAAGAAGATTAGTATTAGTATAATCATCGTCTTCTGAATAGTAATCTTGAATTTTACCACTACCTTTGCCGTCACCAGCGTTATAATTGAAAACTGTTTTAGGAGTAGTAAGAGCTTCTAAGTCTGTTACTTGAACAGGATAACCAATAGGAAACCAAATAGTATTATAATAATCATCAATCCAATAACGTATAAAGAAAATATAAGTACCTTTCTTAATACGATTACCATTGACAAATTTAACATCGCCAAAGTTAGAAATAGGAGCAGTAGCTAATTCTGTATATAGTTCGTCACTGTCTTTAGTATATTGATATAAGTCAACATCTTTATCAATATTGATACTTTTAAGAGGACAATCTTCTGTAGGATTAAGTTCACTAATACAAACTATAAGTTCATTGTTAACATTATAAGTATAAGTACCAAAAACTTCACCACCACACCAATGCCAATTAATACCAACTTTAACAGGATTATTAGAGCCTATTGGTTTTCTAATATCAACACGATAAATATCATTGTTATCAAAGAAAACAAGAAACTCTTGATTACATTCAATATGACCAACTATTTTAGCATTAACTCCATGAAGATAATAATCAATAAGACCAGGTTCATTACAAATAGTTTCAGTATCTTTATCAATCATTATATTACCAGCATGAACTAAGTCGCCTTCTTTAAGATTTTCATAAGGACTATCAAAATTAAGTTTTTGATTAATTCTCATAGCAACAATTATTTAGGAAATGTATAATTATAAAAATAAGAACGCCAAGCATCACCAGCATAATCGTTTTCATTTTGAGCATCAGCAATAACAGAAGCTTTGGCTTTATCTTTAAGTTGCATCCACATGTAATAAGGATTAGTTCCGTATTGAGAAGCAGCAAGATTAAAAACAGGATGCTTCATACCACGAGTAAGCATCTTATACATACAGTAATAAGCAAGAGCTTCGATAAGAATACCATTGTTAGGAACAACTGGAATTTCTCCTTGAAAATAATTACTATATTCAGTTTCTATTTCAAGATTACGAATAGTAATTTCACGAGTATCCCAATTAAGTTCAATAGTATTATTATCAACAATGACATAGTTCCGATTATCCTCTACGGGGGAGATATATTGGTCACCAACTCTATGGCGTCTATTAAAAACATCTGTATTAACATGTTCAGAAACAGCTCCTATATAATCTTTATCAGAAGCCCTATCAGTAATATAAACAGTATTAGAACCACTAAGTTGGGCATTATCAAGTTCGCTGCTATCACCCCCCGTAGAGGATGAACATGAACAACAAGTTTTATTCTCTCTAAGAGAACGAATCTCACAACCATTACTATCATAAACAGCAAAACCCTTGCTATTAGTAATAGGACAAGGGCTATAAACAATACGATTTCTTACAGGAAGAGTTCGTTTTTTATATGTAGTTCTAAGAACTTTAAGTTGGCTCATTGCATCAAAACACCAAGCAGGAACACGAGCAATCCAATCACTATTATCAGGATTGAAATCGTTGTCTATTTTGGCTATTATGTGCTCCAAGACTATATTCTTTTTGTTCTGCATTTCTAATAAAATTTAGATAAGACATAGGTTCAAAAGCAAGAAGAATACCAAGTTTAAATCTCATATCAAATTTGGTACGATAAATATCATCAGCAGTTTTACATATAGCAGCAATTTCTCCTTGACTCATACCACGATATTTAAAATCAATTCTATCTTTACGTTCAAACTTAATATTAACGTTTTTATAACGACTATTATCAATAAGTTTAAATTCATAATAATAATCATTAGTTTTATAAACTTTATAAGGAACACCGTAATACTTAATACCACGAAGTTTACAAGCAGCAGCTTCATCTTCATCATAAAGTTTTTTACCAGCAGCAAGAATTTCTCGTTTCTTTTTATTAGTAGCATTAAAATCAATAACAGGTTTTTTAGAAGTAACTTTCCAACGGTTGCAAACAATATTACCAAGACCACCTGCAACTTGATAAGCATAACCTTCAAGAATACATTTCATAACTCCATAGTTATAAAAACGTTGAACAAGTTTTCTATATTCAGTAATAGTAAGTCTCTTTTTACGTTCTTCAAGTTTAAGACTTTGACTAACTCCGTAAATGTTCTTTTGAACTTGTAGATACTTTAGGAAATTAAGATAAGTAAGACGTTTATGAACATCGGTAGTAGCAAATTCGGAAGTACGAGTTTTAGAACGACAAGCATCGAAATCAACAGTATTGATTTCATTGTCGTCACCAATATTATTTATATCAAGATTAAAGAACTCGTTTATAATTGCTTTTTTATTAGCAACAAGTCGGTAAAGTCTTTTACGAAGATTAATAAGATTATCATAATCTTCTTTGTTAATATCATAGGCTTTATTAGCATCCTCTATGAACTTACCATAATAGTATTTAACATCAATATCTGGACGCATAGATTAACGAGTTAGATTTTCAACAGATGTTTCATTTCCCTCACGTACAACATTAAGAAGATTACGTTTAAAAATAATATCCTTAATTTGACCAATCATATCTTCGGGAAGAAGAAATTCATTATCATCAAGTTCTTCACTGTCGTCATAATCGGAATAATGATATTCTCCAGCAGCATCAACAGTTTCTTCTTTAATAAGATGAGGATATTCAAAAGGAGATTCAACAATAATAAAATTAATGTTATCAAGAATATCATTACTATTGCTATAAATATAAAGATATTCGTTTATATAGTCGTAACGAAGAATACGACAAAGACCAACAAGATGATTGTAAAATTGAGCAGCATGCTCACGAACAAAAGGAATAGAAAGATTATGTACACCAAAAGTGCGAATAGATTGAAAAGGAGTGTTATTGATAAGACGAACTGGACGAGGAACTTTATTCTTAGTTCGTTTAATAAGAGGAAGATTTAAATCTTTAGTTCCATAAATATCACCATCAGGAACATCTATAAGTTCAAGTCTAAAACGTTGTTCAAGACCTTTGTCGGTATAACCGTGACGTTCATAACTTTGCCGAATAAGTTCATTACGTGTATGAATAATTGCTTGTCGAATATTTCGACGAACTGCAAGGGTATTCGGAGAACCAGCAGCATGAGCAATCTCACTAATTAATTGATTAAGCGTTGCCATAGGACGATTAGGATTAATAATATTAATAATACAAAAATATATTATTAATAATAACTCCAATGATATAAGCAAGACAAAAATAAAACGGTAACATGTTTTCACAACACATTACCGTCTCCAATTAAAGCAACAGGTGTAGCTTTAGTGATTTCTTGAAAGAAACTTATTTTAAACAACTTTTGAAATGGTCAATGTCGGCAGCTTCAAGAACAATATCTTTGTCAATGCCGGGAACTCCAATCTTAATTTTGCCGTTACCAATAGTAACACCACCAAATAAATCGGGATATTCTTTAGTAGCAGCAACAATAAGATTGTCTGTCATTTTACCAAGAAGCGGTTCTATATCAACAGTACCGTCTTCTTTATTATATCTATAACGCATAACAATATTACCTGTATATTTAATATCAAAACCGTCAGTTGAATTTCCAAAACCTTTATAAGCAATATTATATTTTAGTTTTGTATTAGCAGCAATAATTATTTTCTTTTGAGTAGTAGTAACGCCTGTATTATCAATTCTCCATCTTGTAAAATCCTCTGCATAACTTTCAATAACATCATAATTATTAAGTTTTTGTTTTTTAGGACTATACCAAGCAATTATACTCTTTTTAATTGCAGGAGGAATCTTATCTGTATTAGCAATTAAATCTCGCCTTTTGCGGACGAGATTTAAAATAGCTTGAAGAATAATAATTATTATTTTCATAAGCAGCAATTATTCTTTTAATAACTTTGTTTGTTCTTTCAACTCTTGCAAGATTGCTTGCAGAATTATTATAATCTGTTTTATAAGCTTTACGTTTAAATAATTACGCCAGCCTTTCTAAGACTTGCTATAAGTTCATTAATTTTTGTTCCAAGAGCAACGGTATCAGCATCACTTGAAGCATTTGCAACTTTAGGCCCTTGTTTAACTCCACCAATTGAATTGGGAGTAGCAGCAGGCAAATTATATTTAGTATCAGTCCAAGGAACAGCTACATACATTTTACCATCGCTATCAAGAAGAACTGGATAGTTTTTACCATTAGTAGTATATCCAATTTTAACAAGACCAAGAGTTGCATCTGTTGCTTTAGAATAAGTAGTATTAGCAGGAGTTCCCCAACCGCCACTTGCTTGAAGAAAACGTCCTTGGTCACCAGCTTTTGGAGCAGGAACAAGTCCAGCCTTGCCGGCAGTATTCGCAGTTGCTGGAGTCATAACTTCATAAGTAGTATTGTTATCAGTCCAAGGAACGTTAACATAAGCTTTCTTATTTTCATCAAGGGTAACTGGATAATTCTTTCCATTTTGAGTATAACCAGTTTTAATACCGCCAATGTTATCATTAGAAGCAGCAGGAACTCCATCAGCAAAATTGTCTACTATTTCTTCAATGAGTTTACCAATAAGTTGTTTCCGTTTAAGGTCAAGACCAAGACCTTCAACAAATCTCCAAATATTAACTTTTTTAAGTTTGTCCATAACAGCTTTATTAAGATTAAGATGTTTATTAATAATATGTTTTATTCAAACGGCTCGTTTTAAAGCTCGCCACGCTACGCAAACCGTTTCGTGATAGATTAATCATTTCGTGTATTATCTTCCCCTACGGGGCAGGAAAATCGCATCCTCGTGCGTGTCGCAGCCAGTTTTTCTATTCCGCAGAACGTATTCGGATATACTTCCACCAAGCATAATGTTTTCTAATAAGTAGATAATCTTGATTATCATCATTATTATGAGCTTCTTCTTCAAAACTAACATCACGATAAGCATCATTTTGTTTAGCATGAAATAAACGAATAATAATATATTCAATACCATACCATAAGTAGAAGAAGATAAACAGCATCTCTTTCATTTGCTTAGTATGAATACGTTCGTGATTAATAGTACGCTTAGAAAGCTTTTTATTCTTAGTAAAAAGAATACCAAAAAGATTAATCGTTGTATAATTTCCAAAAGGAAAATGGCGAGTACGAATAACAATCATAAATGTAGCTACAATAACACCCCGTAGAGGATGCAAATCAAGAGAAACATCACTTCTATATCTCGATTCCTCTACAGGGAAGGTTTATTATTTATTTTAGAGCATCATCTACTTGCTTATACTTAACTCCAAATTTACGAAGTATTGGAGCAGCAACCCAACTCCAAAATACAGGAGCAAGTATAGCACTATTAACAAGAACAGTAACTTTAACTTCACCTACATTATAATAAACAATACCAAGAAGTAGAATAGAAACAATCAAATAAAGACGTTTATTCCAAGTAGGAACTTTCTTAGCACCATTAAATTCATCATGAGCTTTAATCATAACAAAACAAAGAATGTTACAACAAAGCATATAAGCAAAATCAAAGTTATCAAGAATTTGTCTTATAACAATATCAATATAATTCATATTAAGCAATAGATAAAGCAATACAAATAGAAGTAATCACTCCGGCAACAAAAACGGGTAAACCAAAATTACCAGCAGCAAAATAAAAATTATAATCTTTCCGCATACATTTAATAATAGTAGCGGCAAAACCAATAAACAGATTAATAAAAATAACTTCCCAACCAACGTTAAGAGTTACACCAAAAATAAGAGCACAAATAAAACCAATAACACCATAAGTCATTAGATTAATTCTTTCCATAATAATAAAAGTTTTAAGTGGATAAATAATTAATTTAGAAATCAAGTTATTGCAGCTTGTCACTCAACTTTTGCTAAACCGAAAACGAACAATAACCGCTGTTATTAATAATATAAATAAGCCGAGCGACAAGACTAACAATAACTTGATTATGATTGAACAAATGTATTTATAAATATCAAATATAAAAGCAAAATATAATATTTTTATTTAAACAGGCATAGTTAGAACTATCCAACCACCAGCAAAAGATTCTTGTTTGTTAGTAGATTGACTAATATATTCCCATATATTAGAATTATAAACCATTCCGTTAACAAAATGTTTATCAGCATTATCAACCAAAGTAAATTCGGGCAAATCAGCATCCCCATAATTATCTTTACCAGAAGCAACTTTTCTAATAGAAGTATTGATTTGATATTTATCGGTATTATCTCCACAACTAACAGTAAATTGATTAACGGAAGGAGAAAGATTACCAATACATTGTACTTTAAAAGGTTGACATACAATAGTATCTATTAAAGAATTATCAATACAAAATTTAAATGTAGCAGTAGCATCAGTTAAATTAGCAAGAAGAATATCAGTAGAAGAACTATCGCTATAAAGATTAAGAGGAATTATATTCGTTTCCCCCCCCATGATTTCAGTATTACCAATATAAACGCCAGCACCATTGGCACCAGCACGAACATTATTGTTTTCGTAAGCCATATTATATCTATTTAATTATCAAAAATAAAAATCACATCTGCATGTTGTAAAGTTTCATAAGGCAAAGATTGATTATCTTGTTCAATATAATCAGTATCATCAATAGTTCCATTAGTAACATTAAAATAATTATCATTATCTCGATCATATCTATGGCAAAAAATCTAACATATCTAAGAGCTGGATTTCCTTCAATACCTTCTACGCTATAATTATGCATAGCCATAGCAGCATCGTTTTCCCAATAACCAATAGAAAACCAATCAATCTTCCCAACTTCAACAGTAGTATCACTTGGAACTGCATCTTCTGTAAGTCTATGTAGATTTATATTATAAGAACTAAGATTAGCAATTACTAAAAGAAAATTAAATCCGGTATAATTAGGAGCTACATAGCTAAGATTAGAATAAAGTTTACTCCAATCAAATTCTTTACCAGCAACAAGATTACTACCAACAAAAGCACCAGCATTGGCTTCTCCTACCCTAATCCCCCCTCTCATTAATAGTATTTACAAGAGCTACATCATTTTGATTATCCATAACTTTATTTCTTAAACGTTAATAAATAGATTAATCTCGACAAGATTATTGCCGAGATTAATGCGATTGTCTTTATAATAAGCATCTTAATCATCTGTTACAAGATAAGCAGTATTATCTAATTTAGGATTAATGTTAGAATATTCGGTTGAAGTTTTCTTAGTAATAGTACTAATATTGTCGCTATTAACAAGAGAAGCAATAATTACTTTACTTGCAGCAGTATCGTTGTTTACTACAATAGAAATACGATTAGTATATAAATTATTTTCGTCATAATAAGTAATAATAAAATGCAGTTTATAAGAAGTACTATTATTTGCTCTCCAAGCATTTACACAACCTAATTCTACACAATTATTATTAGGATTATCACCAAAATGAAAATAATATCTTACATGATTAGCTAAAATATCAGCTACAACATTCTTAAAATTATCAAGACTACCAAACAAACCAATCACTCGTTGTTCAGCATCAACTCCACTAAGATTTGTGGTATTTAAAAATTTATCAACAGTAGTAGTAATAGTTTTACCATAACCAATCTTATCAGCATAAACTTTTGTGGCAGGATGATAATGTTGCGTAGGAGTATAAGCGGTAGTGTTATTCTTTTTAAGAACATCACTTTCATTTACAAAAATATATTTAGCTGTTAAAGCAGAAGCAGTTCCGCTACTAACAGTAACTCTTATATATTGTGGAGCATTTAGACCAAGCGTTTGAATATCAAGAGTGCTTGTATTATCATCAGTATAAGTAATCATACTTGCAACACAAAGAGCACCGCCCTCAACTCGTATAATAGAATTAGTAGGAGTATTCTTAACAAAATCAAGATATGCAGATTTTCCGCCAAACTTAGCAAAAATATCATCGGAAGCCATACCTTGAGTAATTTCAAGAACTTCACCAGGAAGAACTTTATATGAATTAGCAACAACAGCTTCGTCGACATACTTTTTCGTCGCCGGATGATAAGGCTGCGTAGGGGTGAACGATGAAGTGTTGGTCTTGGTGAGGACGTCACCAGTAAACACAAATTCTTTCCAATCAGTCCTAGCTCCTTGTTGATTTCCACTGCCTCTTGCAAACCATCTATTAGTTAGATAAGAGCCATAGATTTGATTAGAACGGCTATAATGGGCGTTTGCGAAAATCAATGCTCCATTCTCATTAATGGGATAATTATTTTCAGGTGTTGTGTAATCAGCAATGCTTTTCTGCGTAGCAAACCCCGCTCCATTTATGTCATTTAAATCCTCTGATGTAAGATTTAAATGCTCGGGAACTTCCACCCAATCTTTATTTTTACGACCGTAGGCGTTACCGTCTTTGGGAGCATCTTCTACTTTTTCATCTTGAAGTTTTTTACCTTGAGCAGCAGATAAAGCTTTCTTGCTATCATTGGTTGTTAAATTATTAACAACATCACCAATGGCAAGCTTATCTTCATTAAGCTTCTTACCCATATTAGCAGATAAAGCTTTATCTGCATCGCCAGTAGTAAGATTATCTACAACATCAACAGAAGTTCCGCCGCCAATAGTTCCATTAGCTACCCAACCTTTGGTAGTATCGTAGATATACAATTCGTAAGGTTCAGCAGTACCAACACCATAAGCGTCGCCTTGAGCAGGACTTGGAACATCTGTTTGAAGTTGTTCAAGACTATCTTTATATCCAAGAATAGTAAAGTTTTTACCATCCTTACCATCTGCGCCTGTATCTCCTTTTTCGCCAGTCTTACCAATATCGCCCTTATCTCCTTTTTGACCTTTAAGGTTTTTAAAAGCAAAATCAAATGTACGTTCAAATTCAGTACCACCAACAGTAACAGCAACAGAAGGAATTCCTACATTCGCATCTACTGTTGCAGTAGCAGATTTAATAGAAGCAGATTTACCATCAGCTCCATCAGAACCATTAGAACCTGGAGCACCAGTTGGACCAGTAGCACCAGTCTTACCAACAACTTTAGCTATATTCCATTCTTGTTTACTACCATTATAAATAGTACGAACTGCAATCCAAATAAAATTATTACCTGTCTTGCTCCAATTATCCGGATTATCATCAGGATTGCCGGGGTTATTCTCAACAGTACTATACCAAGTTTCAGTATATTGAACATAAGTCAAATTCTTAGGAGTACTCCAAGCTTCTTCTTGATTCTTACCGTTAGAAGTAAACATTCGAGTAGAAACCCAAAGTTTAGCAGAACCATCGGGAATCTCAGTACTCCAAGCACTTTCAGTAGGAACTGGATTAGCATAAGAACCACCAGTCGGAGTTTTAACAGAAGCGTCATTATTACTACGCATATAAACAACTCCACGTTTGGTATCAATACCGCGAATAGTTTGAACGGCATCTTGGATAACTGCAAAAGTAGTCGGCCCAATAACACGAACTGTATAAACATCTCCGTTATTATCAATAACATTATCTCCAACAGCGAGAGTAATACCAGCAGGAGTTACAACAAAAGAAGTTTGATTGTTTCCAGTAGGATTAATTTCTCCATTAAAAATAAAAGTATAATTACCTCTATCTCCATGTTCGCCTTTCATATTAGTAAACTGAAATACAAACTTCGGATTAAGGTCAGTTCCTTTGTTAATAACAACAACAGTAGGAGTACCTACTTCCGCATTAACAGTAGCTTCAACGCTTTCAATTTTAGTTCCACGAAGAAGAGTAACTACCCAACCTTGTTTAGAACCATTGTAAACTTCTTGTGTAGCAAGCCAAATATAACCTTCTTGATAACCTTTTACCCAGTTTTGAGGATGAGTATCTGGAGTACCAGGTTCTTTTTCAACATTAGAAGTATAAAATTCTGTATAAAGAGTATAAGTGAGCTGAGCAGGCATACTCCATTCAGCATCTTGATTACGACCGTCTTCTGTAAAAAGACGTTCAGAATACCAAAGAATACCATTTGCAGAAGTAGGTTCAGCAGTCCATTCTTCCTCTACGGGGTGTGGGTTGTCGTAACTTCCACCAGTAGGTCTAGCAACGTTCCAATCAGTAATACGACGATAAGCTCGACCAAGCCGACAAGAAGCAGCAGCTATTTCATAATCAAGCCAATATTCATCATTATCACCCCCCGTAGGGGATACACCAATAGGCACATCTTGCTTACTAAGATAAACATGTCCATTATGCTTAACATAAGTAAGTCTTTCATAAGCTTGTTCCGCATCATAAACTTCAGGAGTTGCAACAGTTGCTATTGCTTTTCCCAAATCTTTCTTTTCTATATCCATGTCTAACAGCGATTAAATTATCATTTTCAAATTCAAAATCAATAGCTTGTTTGTTAGTAGATTTATCAATCTCATGTAGATGCCCAGTTTTGGCATCAAGTTCAAGTTTAACATCGGTTTTATCTTGACAAGGAAGAATATCAAGATAAACATGACCATTATCTTCTATACCGTTTAAACGATATTCATAAAAAATATCATTCTCTTTAAAATAATTATTAGCAAAAGCAATAATACAATCAAGGAAGAGCTTAATTTTCTTAGTATCTTCAAAGAAGTAAGCTGCAATGAGAGATTGGAAAAGATTAAGATTATAAACAGCTTTACGAAGTTTATAATTATCTCCATGAGCATTAATAAATATTTTAATTAAATCAGTATAAACACATTTAAGTTCTTTAGGAATATAATGATAGAAGAAGTCATAAATAGAATCATTAACACGAGCAGTTTTAAATTCTGCAAGAGCTAAAGTATCATAAACGCTAAAAGTAGCATTAATATATGTTTTGTATTTACCGTCTTGAGTTCGATAATTACCAGTAGCAGCTAAACGTTCTTCCATTCCCCAACTACCAACAAACGAAACTCCAGCGGTTTTCATATAACTATTTGAAGTAAAATTCCAATCAGAACAACTTTGACCACAAGAAGTAGTAGAATAACAATATAAACCATTTCCTTGATAATTGTCGCTTTCGTCACTTTCGTTAACAATACGACCATTTCTAATTTCTTCATACATTAATCTGTAAGTAGTTTCTCCACTTGTATTGTTAGGAGAAAGATTAAATGTATGCTGTTGAAGATAAGCAACTCTTTGAGTTCTAAAAGTAGCTTCTGCTTGTTTAACAGTAATCTCAACTTTAGTATCATTAGAAGCAACAAGTCTAACAGTTATCTTACCAGTTCTAAAAGCACCAACAGTATTTTCATCACAAAGAATATAAGTTTCATCTTGATTACCAACATGAAGCCAACTACTATCAGAACTTGGTTCCCAATGAAGATTATCTTCAACAGAAGTAACATTACCATTAATAACATGTCTTTTTTCGGCACGTGTTATATTAAAATAAGAATAACTTCCATTAGGATAAGCAACAACATCAATCCAAGTACTTTGAGCTTCAATAAAATATTGGTCTTCAACAGTAGAAGCAGCTTTAGTAATAGTAAGTTTTTCTACATTAGGAGTTCCGGAACTTTGAGTTTGAATAACATCATATTGAATAGATACAGTTTCGTTAGTTTGATTAAGTTCAGAAGTAATATAAATATATTCACCTTGAGGACTTGCAGTAACTCCACCATATTGACTTTCATTAGCATTACCACTTGTTTGAGAAAGATAATAATCAACATTTTCTCTTCCACCCTCTGGACTACCATTAACATATTTCTGTCGATAAGACTCAACAGATATAGTCTTACTATCGGCGGTATTAATAAGAGGAACCTCATTTTCGCCAATAGTCAAATGATAAGTATAAGTAATAGAAGCGCCAGTTTGATTAATTCTAACTTCAAGTGTCTTGCCAGAATTATCTTGTTGAGTATAAAGAATTTTACCACTTCTTTCGCTTTCTCCACTATTAGGAGCAACGGTAATACTATTTGGCAAACCCTCTTGAATAGTTATAAAATCATTACCAGTAACAACAGCACCGGTATAGCCAATAGGAGTTTTAGTTGTAGGTTTACCATTAATATAATATTGTTTATAAGACTGAATATTAAGAATAACATTCTGTCCAGTAGAAGGCGGAGTTAAACTTTCTTGGTCAACACTAAATACATAACTAATTTCTTCTTGAGCAGGATTTTGTCTAATATCTATGATTTCAGACTTATTACTTTCCATTTGTCTAACAATAATACTATCTGTACGAACATTAGTAGTATCATTAGCAGACATATACCATTTCGTTTTATCAGAAGTATTATTTTTAAGAAGCCCTTTATCGGAAATAGCTGTATAAGGAATATCAGTTCTATCTCCTTGAGAAATTCCATTAACATAAGTTTCTTTATAAGACTCAACAGTTAAAGTAACAGGATTGGTTCCGTCGGAATCAATAGTATTAGTATCAACAGTAGCAACAAGTCTATATCGAATTTCTTTATTAAGACTATCTTGATATAAATCAATTTTCTTATTTCCAGAAACACCAACTTCGTCACGCTCAACAATAATAGCAGCAGAACGAATTTCTTCAGTATTAGCTTCGGCACTTACTTGATTGCCGTTGACTTTAAAATAAATACTTGAAGAATAAGCATTATATGGAACATTAATTTTATCTCCGATTACAGAACCTTCGCTATCTACAAGTTCTTTATAAGATTCAACTGTGAAAACTTTAGTACCACCCTCAGCAGGTATTTCAATAGAAGTAGGCTCAACATTGATAGTATAACGATAAGTATAATCGTTTACATCTTGAGTAACTTTACCCTCAAGAATATTGCCACTTTCATATTGAACTAACTTAAATTTAGCAACACGAAGTTTAGATTTATTTTCACGAATAATAAGAGTATTATTTGCGCTGGTATAACCAAGCCAAGTAGCATCTTCAGGATTGTCAAGAACAAAATCATATCCAATATTAAAAGTCTCTTCTTTGCTTCCAATAGAAACAATCTTCTGAGATTTAATATTAAAATAAAGAGTTTGTCCAAGACCATTATCTTGAATATTCAGTTGACTTTCATCATTGGCTTGAAAAACATAATTCGTATTAGTATCAGCAAATTGATATTTATCACCAGTGCAAGTAACTTCAACTTCACTATCTTCTACACGAATAGTAGAAGTACCAACATTGACATCGGTGTACTTTTTAAGCCCACGAACTACAAAGTCATATATACGATTTGCTTTATCGACATCTTCTCGATAATAGACATAAACAGCATTTTTAAAAAGGTTCCAAAGTTGAATAATGTCTTTATTCTTGTTATTACAAACATTATCACAACCAGCAATAGCAGATACTCCATAATCTATAAGCAAAGATTGGATTTGTCTATAAGTACAAACCCAATCAATAGGAACTTTTATATCATATAAAACAGTATCTTCCATATTCAGAAGTATTAAATATTACATCAATTTTTTCTTTTTCTTTATCGGTAAGAAGAATATCGTAATCAATACAACTACGTATAACATCATAAAAATAAGAACTACCAAAAAGATTGGTAGAAACAAATCCAAGATTTATCTTATCTACATCTTTACAAACAACATTGTTAATATTATTACGAAGTTTATTACTGATACGTTCGAGCCTTTTATCGTTACTCATGGTCGGTATATTTATTGTTAATATAAACTATCCAATCATTAACCTTAACATAAAGAATATTATATATTTGATTAATGCGGATTTTATCTTCTTGACCGTTATAAATAATACCAAGTATATTGTTAAGACAATCTTCTTTCCATTCTTCTTTTAAAAATAAAGAAATAGGACGACCATCAATATCATATTGAGAAAGATTATGATAAACTTTATAATATTCGGCATTAATAGTTTGTTTGATATTAGTGACAACAAGATTCTTATTAAGGTCAATATTATTGTTTATAATAATATTTCTACAAAAGTGAGCAATTCTTGATTGAAAATTAAAAAACGAAAGCTCAATTACCATCTTACTTTTCTCAACATCTTTACGAAGAGCATCTTGAAAAAGTTTATCAAGAATAGTATTAAGTCTTACAACGTTATTACTAACTTCTTTAATAGAATTAGCCATTTCAATCATAGGCTTTTGTTGGTCTTTATGACGAAAATAATCAATTCCTTTGATAACAATAGTATAAAGAATAAAAACACAACTTGATATTACAACAGCAGTAACAGAATAGTTTTTAAGACTTTGGTTAACAAAGTCCATAACGGGCGTGAGTTCGGTCATGGGTATTAAACAATAAAAGCCACTATTACCATAAATACTTATAGTAACAGTGGCTTTGCGCATTATACAAATTATTTGCTTACTATGTTAGGCAGCAAGTGCAGCCAATATTTTGTCGATAGTCGCAATAGCGGCAGTACCAGTAGGTACAGCTATTTGTACAATTTGATTAATACTCTGGTCAACTGTCTTCATTTCACGAGGTTCGGCAAAACGAATTGTATAAACAGTAAATCCAGCATCGGCGGAATCATCTTGAGCCAAAGGATTAAGCGGGAAGTCCGGATAAATCAGCTCACCAGCGTCTTGGTAAGTATATTCGATACCAGCATCGGCAGCAGCCTTGATAGCCAAATCGGTAATGTACTTAGCATCTGCAACAGCTGCAGTAGCATGTTTCTGAGTAACAGCAGTTCCGAACAAATCATCGCCAAGTGTCAGCTCATAATCAACACCTTTTTCTTTGGCAGTAACCGTAACTTTACCAGCGGAAGCAGCAGCGGTAACACCAGCACCAACGTTTGCCGTAATCTGCGAAGCTAATGCAGAAGCAATAGTGTCAACGGTATCGGCAGCCTTTGCGCGGACAGTAGCAGTCCATTTGTTACGTTCATTAAAACCAACTCCTTTCTTTACAACAACAACAGTATAATCACTTCCTGCTACAACATCAGCAATAGTAAAATTACCAGTGTATTGAGTAGAGGCGGCATAAACCATTTTGGAATAAGAGAAGTTATTCTTATAAATAGGAACAACAAGTTTACCGCCTTTGGCATCGGATTTACCAAGATAAATATAACCTTTGTCCTTAATCTTAGTACCGTCACTGTCAAGAGTTTCAACTCCAGAAACAAGAGCTACGAAAGCAAATTGACCAACGGCAAGACTTGTAAGAGCAGTAGGATAAGCAACGTTCTTACCTAAAAGAAATTGTCTCATGGTTAATAATATTTTAATTTACTTTTTGTTCATTAGGACGAGTAAAAGTCTGTTTATAATACTGAACAGCAAGTTCAATTATTTCTTGAATAAGATAATCAGGCATATCACAATTTACATTGTTAGATGGATTTTCTTCATCAAGTCTAACTTTATTAGGTGTCTTAATGTAATTATAAACAAGAACATTAGGGACAGCCTTAGAACTACCATTATATATTTCAACATTCAATTTATCGTCAATAGAAACAGCAACACAAATAGGATGCTGTTTGGTAGCACGATTGCAATAATCTCGAAGACTTCTTTGAAGATATTCAGCTTCGATAATACGACAATCATAAAGAGCTTTGTCACCAACATAACCAATAGCAAAACGAGTATAAAACATTACTTCTTTATTATCAACCTTAGCAAGAAAAGGATGAAGCTCAGTACCACCCCCCGTAAGGGATGAGCCTGATACTTCTCCTTTCTTAGCAAGATTACGCAGAGCATTAAGTTGAGAAATGTCTGCGTTAGCTCTAACAATTAAGTCATTAACAGTTTGAGCATTCTCTGCAATGATATTTCGAGTTTTGGTTATAATGGCAAAATTAAGACAAATATCAACATCTTCTGGAAAAATAGCACGAACAGTTTGCAGCCCCATGCGTTGAGCAACTTCTCTGAACGTGACGTGCATCTGTTCTATATCCATAACTTAAACAAGTTTTAGTTGATTTTCGTAAGCGGCAACAGTAGCTTCATTTTCAGCATTCTTGAACCAAGCAGTAGCCTCTTTCATATTAGCTCCAATAAAATCACCATTAGCAGAAACAATATTTTGACTATGCGGATGTCTAATGAGAATACCATAAGCAACAAGACGTTCAATCAGAGATTTAACGGAAATGCTGCGGTCGGTATAAAGCTCATTAAACTTAGCAGGTTCTTTCTGGCTAAAATAGTCAAGATTTTCTTGTTTAACAAGGTCATCTTCAGCAAGTGCAGGAATAATAGCTTTATTCTTCAATACACAATACTGAACATAAACATCTTCAAATGCTTTATCATTAGCAATAAGAGTAACAAAGTTACGCTTAGCATTATTAAGTTCAAGACGTTGCTTAGCCTTAAGCTCATTTTCTTTTTGTTCGTCTTTAAAATAAAAACGAATATGTTCTTTGTTAATAAGAGAGTGGTCTTTAGCAACATCAGAATATAACAAGCAATGACGATAAAGAAGATAATCAGCTACATTTTCCGGACTACCATATTGCCATTTAGTTGATTCAAGAGCGTTAAGTTTAACAATTCTATTCTCAATGGCACGTTTAAGAGCGATAGCATCACCGCGCTTAACTTGAGCAAATTCAGTTTCAATAGCTTCTTCTTTTTTCTTGAAAGCAAGATAATCTTTAAAATGATTATAATGGAAAGTAAGATTAAGACGAAGACCAAGCTTGTCAACTTTAACCTGAAAATTATTCAGATATTCTTTAACACGTCTAACGAAATTTTGGTCGTTAGGAGAAACACCAATAAGATTAGGAAAGTAAGCTTCAAGTTCACCTTTGTTGGCACAAAGAGCATTTGAACTTCTAATACAGCTACCAATATATTCGTTACGTTCAGCAAGTTCTTTATCATTAACTCTGCGATACAAAGAATAATTAGAAGCAAGAGCTATAACCATATAACGAATATCAACATAAGCAGCATCAGCTTCTTCTTGTTTTCTTTCTACCATAGTGGCAGTTGGTTTCTCTTTATCTACTGTTTCAGTAGGAGCAGCAGGAGCAGTGTTTTCCTGTTTATTTGCAGCACCACCAGCATTAAGTATTGTAGGCATATCTTTTACTGTTTAACGATTAATTATAATTTACATTGCAACAAGAACATCTTCGTCGTGTTGTTTACCTGCAATCCCATGCTACCCTTAATCTCGTAACGAGACATATCAATTTCAGTAGCAGCACGATTAGAAGTAGCAACACCCCAAGAAGCAGGTATCGGAGTCATACCCTCAATAACCTTAGCAATATATTCTTGTCCTTTCTGACGAACAATGCGAACGTTACGTTCACCTTTGTATGTAGAGAAATCAATAAAGCAAGCTTGATGAGAAGTAATAGGCAGACCTGTACGAGGATGAATTTGTCCATTAGCTTTAGCAGCTTCGGCAATAGTACCCTTATCGAAGAAAGAGCAATGTTTAACAGTAATAATATGTCCGTCCGGAGTAATGTATTTATTGAAATACTTACCGTAAGCAAGAGCATTACCGTTATCCATAATCTTCTTTTCACCGAGAGGAGTAATAAAACCTTTGCTCATAGCTTCGTTCTCAATAGCATGTTGGAAGTCTTGAATAAAACCCTTACCAGCCATAAGAACAATCTCCATTGTACCATCATCGGTATCTTTATTAAGAACGTCACCAACAGTTCTTTCCAACTTTGTCAACGTCAAGAACTCACCGTAAGTATCATAGTTACTTTCACGGCAAATTTCAAGCATACCAGCAGTACGAGGAATAGGCTTACCATTATCACGGTCTTTAAGTTTAATAGTACCGTCTGGCAGTCTGTTATAGGTCGATAACCACAGCCGTTCTTCGTTCATTACTCTCATGTTCAAGTTGAATTGGCGCATTTCTTCGGAAATCCAAAGATTAGTAGTACCACCACTTTCTCCTTGTTGGAACTCATATTTAGTAACAACATTAGAAATATTACCAGCAACTTCTTTAGAGAAACGGAAGAACTCAAGCTGAGAAGTCATCTTACCTGGCCCCATAGTATTACTACGATTACCTTTAGAATAAGATTCTGAAACGGTAGGAGCAGCAAGAGACCAATAAGTTCCTTTAACTAAATTATCAAGGTCGCAGAAAGCAGTCGGGTCGGGATTAACAGGAGCCAAAATATAACCATAACCATAAGCAGATTCACCAAGGTCTTTCTGAATACGATATTGAGTTCCATCTGGAGCAATCAAACCATACTGTTCAATAAACCAATGAGTAGCAAAATGTACTTCAAATTCAGCACCACCAAGACCAGGTTTAGAGTTGGAAGTATTGAAATAAGTAACATAATCAATAAACTTCATGCGTCCCATAGTCTTCCAAGTCCATTGTACAGTAGCAACGCTATCAGTACCTTTTGCACCTTGACCCTCAGTCATAAAAGTAAGAGGGAAACGGTCGTCATCAAGACCATAGTTGTAAGTCAAAAACGCATTAATTTCAACTGGACTTTGAAGCATAAGATTAGCAACACTTTCTTCGTTGCTATATCCTCTATCATCATAACGCCCAGTTTCAAGAACTCGCATTGTGTACATAATGAATAATTTTATTTAGTTATTAACTATAACCAAGAGCAGAAGCTATATTACCAGCAACACTCTTTGGTTTCGGTGGAGTAACTCTAATAGTAGCAGTTTGTTTTGCGGCAGCTGCCTTAAGACGAAGATTTTTCGTTTCTTTATTAGTAACAGCCAAGTCAACAAGATTAGAATAACTTCCGCCTGTAAAAGTAAGATAAGCACGAAGCAAATCGTCTTGAAGTTGTTCCTTTGGGTCTTTAGCAGCAAGTTCTCTTTCATAACGACTATAATTCTTATCATCAACTTGATAAAGATAATTAAAGAAATCATTAGGAGTAGCTGCAATTTGTTTGCCGTTTTTATTAATAATGATAGTATCAGGTATTTTGTAACCTGCAATTTCTTTACTATCAATAACAGCTTTAACATCGTTCCAGTAGTCTGCTTCTGCTTTACGCTCAGCTTCAAGTCTGGCTTGAGCTTCTTTGGCTTGCTGCTCTTTAAGAGCGGCATCAGATTTTTGAAGTCCAGCTAATTCATTCTTAGCGACATCTAAAAGAGCATTGGTGTCTTTCAACCATTTAATATAAGCATCAACATCACCGGGACGTTTAGATTCTTTGTAGGCTTCACGAATAATAGCTTCTTGTTGTGCAATATTATTTTCATCAATAGTAATAGAACTTCTGTCTTTAACTTCTCCAAATCCACGAGCGTCGTTACCGTTAGCTACGTAATAATTCAGAAAGTCAGCAACAATAGGATATTTGTCAAGAAGAGTTTGAACTCCAGCTTGAGCAATTTCTTGCTTCTGTAATTCAATAACTTCATTAACATATTGAGCAATACCCTCAGGAGTATTATCAAAGGCAATCGGTTTATCGTTCTCATCAGTAACTTCAACACCAATAGCTTTGATAATCGAATCAACATCAATAGAAGTTTCTTTATTCTCATCAACTTCAAATTGAGCAAGATAATCTTTAACTTCTGCGGCTTCTTTAAAAATCTTATTATCTTTGTCAACAAGATTGCCCTCGCTATCAACAGTATAAGATTCTTCACCAATAGAAATAACAGTACCGGCAACTAAATCTCCAAATTTATCATCAGCAGGTTTGTTACCGTCATCGACAGGTTTATTATCTCCAGCATTATCAGCTGGTTTATCAGCCGGCTTATCAGCAGGTTTCTTATCATCTCCAAGACCAGTAGTTTGACCAGTAGGGTCATCTATTACTTTACCTGCGTCTAAATCTGTAACTGGTTCTTGTGGTTCAGTATTACCACTTCCGCCAAAACCAAAATCAATCTTAGGCATAACTTTATCTTTTATTGGATTAATATTATAAGACAAAAGTATAATATATATAATATGGTGTTCAGCAGGTTTATCCTCTACAGGGGAGATTGGTTGCTATATTTCTGCTGTTAAAAATCGCATCAGAAGCGCATCTACGCTTGTAGCCGTTATCCACATTGAACAATTTTATCGAAAATGATTAATCTATACGCTTTCATATAAGCATGGCATAGTGGGCTTTAAAATGCGTCTGTTAGTAAACAATATTTACAAATCTAATTTATCTCATTAAGAACAAGAGCATTATAAACAAAAACGCCGCTACTACTCTCACGAGCAATAACGGCACATTCTACAAAACACACTTTAGAAAAGATTATTTTTTATCATATTTATTTTTATTAGCTTTGGCAATTTTATATTGAGTATCAGCTTTATAAATATCTGTAGCTGCTTTAAGTTGTTGAGCTTTAGCATCATTGGCAATCTTTTGCCGTTCATTCATTACTTTTTCACGCTCAATATTATTCTTAGCAACATTAGCAGCATTAGTCACAACAAGGGATGCAGCAGAGTCACCCCCCGTAGAGGATAGCGTAGCTTTCACAGCCTCAATTTGACTATCAAGATATTTTTCAAGACTAAGAGTTTGTCTATCTTGCTCTCCTTGCGCTTGTATCTTATCAAGTTCATATTGTTGTAAAGCCTGAGCATTCTGAGCATCAAGTTGCTTCATGTGTTCTTCATGCTGACGATTAAGTTCTTGGAACTTATTAATAGCCTTTTTAATCTCTGCTGCATTATCTCCATCAATAGCAGCGGCAGCCATAGCAGCATCACCATTTTGTGCAGCACTAAACGCAAACTGTTTATATTGATTAAGTTTATCTCTTTCTTTAGCAGAAAGCTTAGGCATAATCACATAGTCTGCATAAAGATGAGAATTAACATCAAGACTAAAGTATTTAAGCTGTCCATTGTTCTTATCTTTATAAGAAGTTTGTAGACCGTCAATCCAAGCAAGTTTAGAATAATCTAAATCACGCTGATAATCGTGAGCACGCATGTGGTCAAACATAAACTCAACAATAACACTACCCATAGAACCACGAATAATAGCTTGTTCAGTAACTCCTTTACCAGCACTATTAGCAATTTCACCATAACGTTGAGGAGTCATATCAACTTTATTCATAGCAGCTTGTTCATTCTCAGCAAGAAGCTGTCCAAGTTGAGTAATATAATCAGAGGTCTGACTATTAAGCATACGAGTTTGTTGAGCTTTAATCATGCCCTGGTCATCTTCATCATCAATATAAAGAACACCATCAGCGGCCATGCGATAAATAGTATCTTCAGGAACTTTACCAAGAAGAGAACGAGCAATCATTAACACGTTCAACTTATTCTTCGCAATAGCCATTTCTCTATGATAAGCAACAATATTACCAAATATCTGATAAGGAAGAACTATATCAATAATACTGAAACGACCAAAACCAGGAAGAAGTTCCATAATACCATTATAAGGGAGCTTACCATTGCGATTGTAAGCAATAGGACGACATTTATAAGGATAAACAGCATTGTTTCGAGTACCTATTCTATCGGCTTCAAAAACTTGCGATTCCCAAATCCATTCAATATTAATATCTCCAGCTTCGGTATTAAGAACATAATCTTCATCAACAACTCTTTCACCAATAATACCACCAGCTTGATATGTAAGAATACCTTTCTTAACTTGTCCACGCCAAACTACATGCCAAACTTCAATAAGATTTGTATTCAAATCACGAATCATAAGAGGGTCGCTTTTAAAATACTCACGTTCTTTGTCACTAAATTTGGCACAACGGTCTGGATAACGCTGTCTATAATTATCCCAATAAAGAAGTCCTTTGTCGTCTTGTGAAATATTACGACCATTGATATAATAAGTATCAAGATATTCCTTGTCTTTATCATCAAGCATATCATAATATTCATCAATAATTTGTTGAAGCGTCATCATTCGACGTTCGGCAAACATATCGTAATCTTCAACAAGAACATTATCATTAGGAACAGGAAAAGCATCTCTATTAGAAACAACTCGTTTAATAATTTGATTTCCTTTTACTTCGGTATAAGTATAAACTCTACCAAAAGCAACCCATTCAAAATATGCACGAGCGTATAAAGCAGCAGAATCAGTCAAATCATCAATAACACCAAGAATTTCTTGTCCTTGAGCAGACATATCATCAATATAATCTTCATTGAACTTCTTAACAAAAGCTTCAATATCAAAATTATCTTGAGGATTAAATTGCTCTGGTTGTCCACCTTGTTCCACAAACGCTTGATAATTCTGTTGAATACGTTCAGCTATTTTAGCTTGAACAATCTGCATAAGTTCTTGATGAAGCTTAGCATCACGAGAAAGAACTACTTCGGGATTATTAGCCCCTACAATAAAATCGTGAGGATTCTGAATATATTCTCCAACATATCTACGAATAACACCATTAACTATATCGTAATTACGCATAGTAGCTGGAAAACGAGTATATTCTTTTTTCTCAGAATTATAAGGATTAATAGTTTTTTTATAAAATTCAGGACTAATCTCCCCTTTAAGGAAAGCATATTTCTGTTCAACTTCATCATCACGAGCAATACTTTTGCCAGCAGCAATAACATAATCGCAACAATTGGCATAGTATTCAAACTTATTCCGTTCGGCAGCACTAACACGCTGCTTAGGAAAATTAAAATTATTACTAAAATACATATTCATATAAAGTTTAATTTAACAATAAGCAGCGTATCTACTATAAACATAAAGAGTATTAGTTAAACACTCAAGACGAATACAAAAATATTCATTACAAAAAAGATAAGTACTAAGTTCTTCCATATTAATACCAATTACGTTTCCAAAACTTTTCTGCTGCATCTTGACTTTCAAGAAGTTTCTTTCTATTACTATTCTCACCTTGAGCTTTAATATCAAGAGATTTATTATAAATAGCTATAAGAAGCATTTCAGAAACACGGTCAAAGTTACCAACAGGATTCCATTTTTTAAGTTCAAGAATATCTTGATAACAAGGAATACGAGTAAAAAGATAAATAGGTTTACCCTCTTCATCTTTACCTATTTCTGTATAAAGAAACTCTTTAAACAAACGAAGAGCATCAAGCTTCTTTTGTCCATCTGTAATATTATAACCATAAGATTTACTAACAGCACCTTTTAAAGTAGTGTCCCATACAAAGAGAGGTTCAAAAGCAAGATAACGAGTAGCTTTCCATTTGCTAAAATTGGAAACAGTTTCACCGCGGTTAACCTCAACAATACCAGTTCTTACACAATTATAATAACGACAAAGTTGATAAAAAATTCTATCAGCTTCTTCAAGTTTATTAGGACGTCCATAATAAGCAGCACAACATTTTAATTTATAACCATTTCTTGCAGATGGCATTTCCCAAACATGAATACTATTATGAGAATGTTTATCGGTAATTTCTTTAGCATCTTTATTAATACCAACTGGGTCATAAGTGGCAGCATAAGTACCCTCTGGAATTTCTTTAACTTCACGGTCGTCTATATATCGAATATCATATTGAGGATGAAACCAAATACGAATACAACCATGAGGATGTTCATTTCCTTTACGGGGTACACCTTGTATCCAATCGTAAACAACAGCATCAGGATTTTCTTCTTTAATACGTTTATTAGATTTAAAAACAAGACTGCTACCTTTCTCTTCAAATTGACCATCAACATAAAAGTTATAAACACTGTCTGTACGAAGACGTTCTTCATAGTTAACAAGTTCTTCACTTGTAAAAAGATTTTCAGTAGCACTACTAAAACTTTCGGCAGGAAAAAGAGCACGTTGACCACAATAATTAATAAACTTAGCAAAAGTCTTAGTTTTAGCTTTCATATCTTCACGAGCACGCATAGCAACTTTAAGACCGATATCGAGATTGCTATTACCATTTTCATCAACAGCAGCAACACCATCTACGCTTCCCTCAAGACCCCAACAATAAGATTTAAAGAAACCACAAATCTCACTACGAGCATCTTTGTCCCAAACATTCTCAAAAGGCATAAAATTAAATTCACCAGGAGCATAAAAGTTTTCTTCAAAGACTTGCATATTGGTAGCAGTAGCAGTTCCCCAAGCAACAAGCATACCTGTAGTAATATCACCAACTGTCATAGCAGGTTCAGTAACAGTCATAAACTCATTGAAATTCTGCATTGTAGAAAGCTCTTCTACATTAATACCAACAGCATCTTTACCAATGGCGCAGTCTGGATTATTATTAGCAGAAACAGAAATAAGAGAACTTTGCCAACTATCTTCTGATTCTACGCCATTCGGAAGTCTAAATCCAAGACGAAAGTCTTCAGCACTACTACTATAAATACCACGTTTAAACATAGTCTTTTCTTCATAAAAACGAAGAGTATTAAGAGCAAAGTCTGTAAGACCACCTTTCTTAATAAGATATTTATTATCAGCAGCAACGTTGATAAATACTTTATGTTTACGAAGATTTATAGCATTAGCAGCACGTGCAGCATTCATATAAGAAAAACCACCACGTCGAGTCTTTACAATAATAAGATGAAAACCATTATTCTTAGCAAATTCATAAACTGCATGTGTCCAAAATTGAGCATCGATAAAACGAGGAAAAGCAAACTTCTTTTCACCAGTAGCTATACGACCAGAAGAATTAATACTCGCTTCATCAGTACGCTCCATACGAGTATAATTAAGAAAATTATAATAATCACCGCTTATATGAACATCTTCAATAGAACCATCCGGATTTTGCCATATAGGAGCACTAAAACCATTCTTTCTACGGTCTGCTTCACGCTTACGAAGCTGTCTATAAGGAATACTATCTTCTTTAAAATTAGTATATTTATTTCCATTGGCTTCAAAATAATCAGCCATTTCTGTAAGTAGATGAACATTAACAAACTTACCTGGCTTAATATTCATAATAAAACCACCACTGTCGCCAATACGGAAATGATTATAAGGGTCATAATAACCTTTTTCAGAAGCAAGCGGATAACGGCTTTTATCTTCTTCTATAAACGTTTTAAAAGGATATTTTTCAGCAGCCATATCTTTATTTGACTAATAACAATACAAGAAAAGCTGATGCGAAAGCACCAGCTACACCACCAATAATCTTAGTCTTTTTCTTAGACTTATTAAGATTACGTTCTAAATTTTGTCTTGCAGTTTCAGAAGCAGAAGCATATCGCTTCATTTCTTCATAACTGTTACTAAGAATATCTATTTTCTTATCTTTAAGATTAATAATACTGTCTTTAAGAACTATAACAGCAGCGTCAATTTTAGCTTTGGTCATTATAATATTTGCAGTACGTAAATCATCAATAGCTATTCTAACACTATCCCTTGCTTCAACCCCCCGTAAAGGATGAGCGAATAAGCTCGTAGAATTTATCAACAGTTGCACTATCATCAAGATTGAGAACATCATCAATAACTTCTTTTTCATAAGTATTATAATTTATAATTGTACTATCAAGATGTTTAATAGAAAGTTCAACGGAGTCAATCCGAACCTTATTAATAACAGTATCGGGCAAACCATTTATTAGCTGAAACGAACTTACTACACCCGACTTATTCAATAATATAATTGTTATTGATAAATTAATTAACGCTATAATCAATGCCATTATCAAAAGCTTCTTCATAACTCCGTTGAATTTATTAGTTAATAGATACAAGTTTATTTAAAAGGTCAAGCGACCATTTACCAGTTTCTCTAAGGTCAAGCACACGTTGAGCAAATTTAATAGCAGCAGTCTGACCTTGATTAACAGCAGTGTCAAACATTTGCTCAGCAACAAGTTGACTTGGAACATCATCGAGTTCAAAACAATCCCAATACTTGTCTTTATAAAGGTCTTGAACTTTCTTTTCAAGTTCGGGAGTTTTTTTAAGAATACCTTTAAAAGTAGTAGGATGAGCTTTTTTAATAGCATCAATAGAAATCCAACCGTTCCAATTAGGATTAGCTCTACGAGATATTCCTTTATAAGTTTCACCACCAGCATCATCGGGGTCGAAACAATAGCCGCCCTCAGCAGCTTCAATCTTTTTATAAGCAATTTTAAAATCAGCCATAATTTAAGGTAATTTGTTATCGGGAAAAATAAAATACCAATCTTTAACTCTAAATTGTAAACGACCAGCTTTAGCATTTCGTCTACAACAAGTAAGTATTTGGCTATTTACAGTTCCACATACTTGGTTACATTCAAAAAGACTACGAAATACATCAACTTTGTTTTCGTCATAAATACTTATACGAACAACTTTAGTCGAAGTTCCTTGTTTATTCACATACGGCATCGGCAATAAAATATTTATCTGGATAAACAATCTTATTAAATAAGTCAACGGCTTCACGTTTTAAATAATGAAGTTCGTCAATATCTTCTCCATTAGAAGTAAAGGCTTTAATAGTAATATAAAAACTAATACCAATAGTAATAAGTTTTTGAACATAAAACCCATATTCTAAATTATATCCATCTTTGGTTCTAATAAGTTTATCGTCATAAATAACACGATACTCTCCTACAGTCTTAATAACTTGCATAATAACATCTTATTCATTAAGTACACGATTAAGCCAACCTCTAAGATATTTAATATTATTACCTTTAGCTGCAATTTCATTATAATGACGAATACGTTCAAGTTTGTATTTAGCAACAAAAAGTTCAGCACTAATAGCAGTATCAGCTTTATAAGCATTAAGACTGTCTTGAGTTCTACGAAGTTCTTCGGTAAGATTAACAATAGTTATACTATCCGTGGAACTCCCCCGTAGAGGAATGTACTTGATAATAGGCTCTGGATTTTTATTATAAAGAGCAGCTCCAGAAAGTACACCAAGTATAATACCAATAACTAAACCAATAATAGTATTTTTCATAATCCAAGAGTAAAATTACGTTTAACATCTTGAGCTTTAAGTTTAGCTTTTCTATCAGCTAAAATAAGTTCAATTTCTTTTTCTCTATAAGGAAGAGTATAAAAAGTTATCTTCTCTGTCGGATTCTCTTTAATATGATAAAGTCCATCAGGAAAACGTTTAGGCATTCCATACTCGTTAAGTTCAAAATCACAATCAATATGAGCAAGCCAAAGTCCTCGAATTTCAAGACCTGTTATAAGATTAACAGCTTTAGCATACATACTCAATTGAAGATTATAAATACTTCCATTACAATGAGGAAGATTGTTAACAGGTGGAAGAAGAGTTTCTTTTTTCTCTACCCATTCATTAGTCATTTGAGCAGGTTTCTGTTTCTTATCTTTACGATAATAACCAGATGTAAATATAAGCCCGCCACGATTGGTTTTCCAATCTCCAATTACAGCTTTATTATCCCATTCATTAACAAGAAGAACATCAATAGTACCACTGATAAGATAATCAATAAGAAACATACCAATCTCAGCATAAATCTTATAACCAAGACTAACGTATTTTTCAAAGACTTCGTAAAGATTATTATATTTATAATCAGTAGCTTCTTTAAATTCTTCTATATTAAGAAGTTTATAATTAACATTAATAGAACTTAAATCAGCAACAGTAATCATTTCTCCGTCACCATCACGTTCAAGATATTGAATAGCTTGTTTAAATTTACTTGCTCCTTTGATACCATCTTCAAGTCCATTATGAGCAATAGTACCTCGTTCACAAGCTTCTTTAGTAATAGTGCTCCATTGAGCTTCAAGTTGTTTTTCTGTAACACCAAGCTCTTTAGCTTTCTTATGTAGCCAGTATTCTTTATCAAATTTAGGAGCATAATTATGAAGTATAGTAGTAGTACTTATATAATCATTACCAAGAGTATCATTATATTTATGTTCCTCTTCATGAAATATAAGCTTAATTCCATTGTATCGTTTATCAATATTCATAGCATTAGTCCTCGTCAACCATTGAAGATACAATTTTAACACCGCCACGAGCAGTTCTTGTTTCTTCTTCGTAAGCCGCTTCTTCTTCTGCTTTCTTAAGAGCAGTAATAAGATTTGGTAAATCAGTTATACGTTTATTTATCTTATCCATATAATCAATAAATACACCAGCGTCTTCGGCAGATAATCCGCTTTGAAGTTTATCGTTAAGTTGTTCATTGATTATATTAGATGAAACAGTGATATTACGAATAGCTTTTTGAAGAGATTCAACAGCTTCGCCAGCAATACCACATCGTTGGGAATGATAACGCTTAATAAGCTTCTCAACTAAAAGGTCAGGTGTATAAGTAGTAGGAAGGTCAAAATTTTCACGAGCACGTTGAAGAGCTTCGCTACGACTAAGACCTTGACTAAGACAAGGGCCTTTAGGGTCAGCAAGATAATAAATAACACCAACTTCTTTAATATACATTTCTTTGTTCTTAGAAGTATCTCTAACAAAAAGAAGACGTACATCTTTATCAAGAAGTTGAGTAATGCTTGGAGCAGCAGGCATTCCTGTCTTATCAATAGTAAGCAGTTGGTCAATCAGAATAGGCTTCGACATAAGCATCATTAAGTTCTTGATTAAACTCTACAACATGAAGGTCTTTATGAAGATAAATATAAAAATTAGCATAAGATACTCCATGCTTTTTAGCAAGCTTAACCCAAAGTTTATAATTCTTGTTTCTATTTTCTTTTTCAATACGACGTTGAAGTTCGGTATTATTAATCTCAAATTTCTTCCGTTTAATAAGATTATCACGAAATTCTTTATATTCTGCTTCGGGAAGAGTTTCACGAGCTTCTTTTAGTTCATGGTAAGAAGCAACAATACTTTTACGAAGAAGATTACGTTGTGCAACTCCAATATAAGGAATATCAACAGCTAATTCTTTAAGAAATTGTTTAGATGCTTCGTGCTCTAAATTCTTAATAATAGCACGAGTAAGAAGTCTTTCTTCATCGTTAGCAAAATCAATATCTTTAAGAACGTTCTCGTAATCTTTATAAACTAAAACATAATCCTCACCTAAATCAACTCCGTCAAGAATATTATCAAGTTTTTCTTCAATCATATTATCAACTTTAGTGAGATAAAAAATAAAGCCGCCAACAAGAATATCAAAAATAATATCTGTTAGCGGCTTGGATTTATTTAAAATACAGGCAGGAAAGACTTAATTAAGATTACTCTTATCATGTTCAACTTTAGTGCAAGCAATATTAGCATCTTGTGAATAAGAAGCTTTAATATCACAAAGAGGAACAATTTTAAATTCAACAAAGAAAACATCAGGAGCAGACATTTTAGCTTCGTGTGCACCAAGAGATTTTCCACCATTAAAGAAAGAACCATTCATAATAGCTTTGGAAAGCTCACTATCACTAAGACAATATTCGCAAATAGCGCCAAAACAAATAGCGTTATTACGAAGTGATAAATGAGTTCCACGTTCAAGAGAAGAAGTATCAACAACAACAATGTCACCAACAGCAAATGGAACTTTAGATTCATTGTCTTGAATTTTAGCAATAAGAGGAACAACTTCTTTAGTTCCATTATTACCACTCTTAAAATCGGAAAGAATACTAAAAAGTCTATCTTTATAACAGATAGCAATAATAGCATAATTATTAGCTATCTTCACATCATTAAGAAGAGCTTTAAAGTATCTCTCATCAATTTCAGAAATAGCAGTAGGAACTTCAATAGCATACGGCTTTAAATCGCTTTTAATTCGTATCATAAATAATTTATTTAGTTAAACAATCAATACCAGCGTCACCGACTTTCATTTTACTTTTCTTATTAACAGGCTTTTTATTATTACGAGAGCCAGGAACATAGTCGGCTTTATATTCATCTCGTTTAATAGCCTTAATCTTATCAATAATATTATCCATACTTATTTTGTTTCTGCAAGTATAAATATTATCTTTAATAAGAGCCAATTCGTTAAACTATTTTTAACAATTTTTTCTAAGCCTATTTTCAGCCTCACTAAGCGATTCTTTATTAAAATAATACGATAGCTCATTTTTCAAATTATCGTGCCATAGTGGGCAAATCTGAAAGCGTAGCGGGCTATTATCGGCTCGTTCTTCTTATGCCCAAAATTGCTCCAGCAAGCACACGTGTTGAGCAGCTTTAATATCAGCAATAAGAGCAAGAAATGCAACAATAACAAGAACGAGAAACGGAGTAGCAGATATAGGCACATTCACCCCCCGTAAAGGATTCAGCTATGCAATGCTTAACGCAGCTTTAATAACAGGAATAATAAGAGCTTTAATAGTTTTAATAGCATTAGAAACAATAGCAGCTTTAATATCAAGACCAACTCGTAGTTCAATCCTCTACGGGGTGTGAGTGCGGCAATATCATCAATAACGTCAAGATTGGTAGAAACGTCTATATCGTGATAACTACATTATATAATATAAAAATAATGCTTACGAACATGCTCCGGTTATTGATTATATGTATATATACTATATATTATATATAATAAGAGAAAAATATAAATACTTAATAATCAGCTATTTATGTTTAAAAAATAGTACACAACTATTGTACTAAAGTTGCCTATTTTTCGCTAACTTTAGTACAAAAAATGTACTATAATATGGAGTATTTTAAAGCTAATAGAGCTGTTCTCGAACATGCTCTCTTTGAGGATGAGAGTAATCCTTCTATTATTCTTCCTATGCCTAACAAAATTGCCTCTAATGCTACTGGAGAATATCTTGTTGCTACTGCTGGCAATTATGATATTATTAAAAAACGTAGTGTTCTTCATAATCATCTTCTTATTAATCACGATATTATGAGTTATATGGTTGATTTTAATGTTATAGAGCGTGCTATGATTGCTTATATTTCTAAAACTATTCGTTATCAATCTAATGTTGTTCCTCTTTCTCCTGAAATACTTGCTGGTAGACTTAATCGTATTAAAGTTTATCCAAGAGAATTTTATCCTGCTATTGCTCATCTTACTAATCTTAATATTATAAATCGTATTGAATATAATGGTCTTTATTGTGTTAATCCTCTTTATATATTTAAAGGTAGTATAGAACGTTTTATTGAAGTTTATGATACTTATATTGGCGGAACTGAACAAGTTTCTGTTAATGGTCGTATAATGTGTAATACTTTTGTTATTGGAAGAAAGGTTGGTAAAGACTATCATTATAGTGTTTATAAAAATAAAGATAGTGCTCTTAAAAAGATTAAGATTAATAAAGCTCAATTTAAAGCCGAAGAAGAACCTATTGATGTTACTCCTAAACCTGTTTCCAAACCTGTTATAAGAGATAATAACGGTAAAAAGATAAAGTTTAATTTTAGAAAGATTGATAAATGATAGTAACGCTGGTCTTGATAAGGCTGGCGTTTTTTATTGTGTTAAAGATAAGAATTGACGAGATGATGAGGCTAATAAAGCTGATAAAGTAAAGAGAGTTTAATAAGATGCAAGATATGATTAAGTTACAGAAGTTAAAAGAGATACAAAAGAAGATGAGAAAATAATAGGCTTCTTAATATTGGTAAGAAAGTTAATGAGAATGAACTTCTTTGTAATAGGCTAAATTTTTATATGAGAGAGTGTGACGATGTTAATAGGAATAATAAAGATGATATTTGTAAGGTTGTTAATAGGAAAGATGGTCTTAGTGGATAGGTTAAATTTTATGCAAGTGAGTGTGGAAGCGAAGGTACTGGGTATGAACCCCCGGTACTTGTGCTTCGTCTTGACACCCCCGTCATTGTTTATTAGGACTATATTATTATTGATAGATTTGTTTATTATATTTTTCGAGAAGTTTTTGCTTAGCCTAAGCAAACTCCTAAGCTACGAGTTCTCATTCATCAGCATCTAAATATCTCGACAACGAACAAAAGATTTGTTGTCGTCAAGCGCAGGTTATCAGTCCTTACCACGCTTGCCAATATTAAAGGGCTTAATCTAACAAATTTATTTATTATGCCAACAGCAAACAAAATTGCGGCTAAACAAGCCGAAGAAGCTGCAAAGAAAGCAGCAGAAGAAGCTGCAAAGAAAGCAGCAGAAGAAGCAAGAAAAGCAGCCGAAGAAGCTGCAAAGAAAGCAGCCGAAGAAGCTGCAAACAATGGTGGTGCAGATGAAAATCTTTCTGCAAGTGCTAAAACACGTGAGCAAATTATTGCCGAAATGAAAGCCAACGACGCAAACTTTATTGCTCGTGTTACTATCAACGGTATTAATGCTTCCGAACGTGTTGCCGAAAATGGACACGAGTACAACAACTTAATGTTGTTGCTTAACAAGCCCATAAAAGCAAGTATTTCACAGAAAGACGGTAGCCGGCAAATGGGCTTTACACAGTCGCTACAAGTGTCCGAATATCAGCTAACAGCATTAATGCGTAGACATCCGTTTTATGGGCGCTTTGTTAGCATGGTAGAGAACGCAATCGCAGCAGGCATGCCTGAGCCGTTCTTCTGCGGAATGGAAATACAAATATTAGCGGAGTTTGTTCCCGCTGGTGTTGTTGCTTCCAATCCGTTTACTCGTAATGCAAACGAGTATGGTGTTAAAGACTATGATAGATATATTTATCATGTTATCGAAGTTTACGAGCCTACCGATGCCATGTTATTGGAAGAATACCGAGCTATGGCTATCGAGTTGCGCAAAATGATGCTCGACGAAATCAAAGCCGCTAAAGCAGCTAAAGTACAACGTGCTTCCTTGCTTGCTTCTATTGCTTCCACTGCCGAAAATCCATTTTAATCTATTTGGGGGAGTTCTCTCCCCCTTTTATTCACCTTTTAATCTTTATTATTATGCTTACTTTAAAAACTCGTAAAACTATTCTTAGTATAGTTGCTATTGTTTTTGTTCTTGTTGGTCTTTATTTGCTTGTGTTCTTTGCTGAACATCTTTCAATGCTTAGCTTTTGTAGTTCTTGCATTCTTGTATTTGGCGCTGTGCTTTTCTTTATGTTTGCTTATTTATTTGTATGGTGTAAATCATATATAGAATAGTAGTTTTGCTCGTGTTCTTCGTGAACGTGAGCAAGCTATTCGTGCGGAAACTCTCATTCATCAGCAGCTAAATATCTTGGCAAACGATTGTGACCTATCTGATAAG